CCAGTGATGATTGACGATCCAGCAGGCCCCTGCGCCCCCAACAGCGAAACATAGGCAGTAAGCCGATCTTCGCTGACAGTTACAGTATTTTTCAGCTCTGTAACTTCTACATCAATCTTGGAGCCGAGCACCTCGCTCATCTCGTGACCTCATAATCAAGACGCACAGCGCCTTTCAGAAGCCTGTTCACAGCCCCAGAGTTATTGACGATCTCCAAGTCGTACACGCCGTCATACTGAAGAAGAGCCGTGTCATCGGCATCAATCGTCAACCCGATCGTGCCGTTCGTGCCGCCAAGAGCGATTCGCCCGTTCTCGGTCGTGAGTTCAATCATCACGTCGGTAGCGTCTACCTCTGACCGGATCTGCATGCGGGCAGTGTGATTTGTGAAGTCGTACAGGGATCCGTCAGGGTTTTTAACCACGATGGAACGGGAAAACGTCGCACCCTGCTCTAAGTTGATGTTATAGATCCCTGCGATCACGACATTGCCTTCCGAACAGCGCTGCTACTAGATTTTAGCCTGTTTCCGTGTGTTTCACGGGTACAAAAAGCGAAAGCGAGGCGGCCCTAGCGGCCGCCTCGCTCACGCCTTGTCGGGAGGTTGTTGTTCAGTCGTCCTTTTTCTTGTTGTCAAAGAACGAAGCGATCGCGGGATCACCGATCTTCGACGAGGCGACGGCCAGAACCGCACCCACGAGTGGCAACAGCAGGGCGATGAGCTCCGGGTCCATGTCCCACTTCGCGGCGAAGTAGACAAAAAGGCCCATGACGCCGCCCTTGGCGCCCTGATCAAGAGTCTGGGTCTTGCTCATTCTTCATCTCCATCTTGTTCGGCGTATCCCTGGTTTAGGATAACTTCACTAGCACAGTTTAGCATTCCAGTTGCTAGCCAAGTTGTCATCCCATCGCTTGCTGACACATGTAAATCTTTTGTGTCTGCTGACACACTCTCCGCAACAATTATGTAATTCGTAATCATGCGATCAGGAAAAGCATCGTTCATTATGGATTCAAAATCAATTTCTGGTTCGTCGGCCATGACCGCTCCTGACTTGTTTACAGCGAAGCCACACATTCGTGAGTGACTAAAACCCCGACCGGACGTGCCAACTCAATGGCTTCCAGAATGTAATCAGAGGCTGTGCCAGTAGTACCGCTCCTCGTCTCAGCCGTCAACGTTTCAACATGGATGGTGAACGGACCGGAATAGTTAGGTGTGATTCGAACAGATTTGGTGTTGGTCAAGAAAAACTTGATCGTTTCCTCTAGAGCCTCATTCGTCCCAGAAAGCATGGCGTTGTACCGAGTGCGGATTTGCCAGCGCCAAAACAACTGGACGTTGGCCACAACCAAGTCGTAGCCCTCAATTTCCAGCCAGCTGTTATCAACTTGATCAACTGTGCCGGAAGATTCAGAACTGGACGCATTAGTACTGCTGTCAAAGTACGTAAACGAATTTGTTCCCCCGCTGACCGACAGGACTTCAAACTGGCCGTTGTAGTCCGTCGTCCCACCGATATCAACAACGACACCCGCAATCAGCCAGCCTGCAAGCGATGAACTTGTAGTGACCGTGACTGTTCCTGATCCGTCGTTGGAAATTGAACTGATGGACATTTGTGTTGGCGTGCCGGCATCAATTTCCGTCAGCCAGTCCTGCCACGCAGTCGGGAAGTTTTCCCAAGGCGTCGTCGTCGGGCTGTCGCCCGTCAACACGTTTCCGGTAGCCGAGGCAAGCCACGGCAAATATTCCTCATGGGCATAGTCAGGGTTGATGAAATGGCTACTGGTAGCGGCGTCACCTCGGTATCCTGCCTCAGCGTCACGGAATCGGAATTCTTTGTACTGCTCAAAACCGAGCGCCGCATAGCCACTGCCTACATCCATTAGGCGGAGCAGTGGGTAAGTCGGATAGGTCTGCGCTTTATCCTGCCGGATAAGGAAATCTGGCATGTACTGGATAGTTTCACGCAGGAACGTGTTACGCCTAAACCCGTACTCTGGGTAAATGTTCGGCAGATAAAGATATAACGTTGCGCCTTGGTGGTTTGAAAACGTAATCGTGGGTGTGATGTAGTACGGCACCACGTCTAACGGCAAAAACAAAGGTTCCGATCGAAGAACCGTCCACCGATCGGCAGGAGCAACCACGGTGCGTGACGTGCTCAACGGTGCCGCACCTTTGTCTCGTGCGACAACCATCGTTGTCGTCACATCTTTCGTTGACTTGATCTGAAACGACAGCGACATTGAGTCCCCAGCGTCATGCGTTTCAGTTGCCACTGTCGAACACGTCAACGTGATGTCATTCGTGTCTGTCGGGGTGACAACCAAAACGTTCCAATCGCCGTCGGCTACCGGTTGCATGGAAAAATCAATTGACAGTGTTGCGTTTCCACTTGTGACGTTCCACGACCCCGACGTGGTCCCAGTGATCTGATCCACCGTTGGCAAATGATTTTTTACCGACCTCGGAAGAATGTTTGCCGGGTTTGGCTGATGGCTCACGTCACAACTCCGACAGTCGCAATGGCAGTCGGCAGCGTCCCCTCATGAACAAACTCAATGTCACCGGTAGTTCCGTTAACGGTCGCCAAAAGCTCGCCCGCATCCAACGTCAAGGTGACGCTCTCCACATAATCAACACCACTGGTTTGTGACGCCAACGACAAAATGTTGTTTTTACGAACAACCGTTCCCCACTGCCAGTTCGTCGGCGAAATCGCTGTTTCAATGGCTGACTCCACAGCAGCACGAACCGTCAACTCGTCAAAACCTGGCAGAACTTGAATGATGACCGCAACGTTGATGTTGAACGTCAACGGATCCATCAAGGAAAATTGAATGCCTGCTACAAGGCGATCTGTTACAGAACTCACCGCCTCAGTCTTTGATGCTGAGGTCACATTCCCTCCAGAGGCATCCGCAACAACAGTTGTGAAATAGCCTGCCGTGTCCGACGCATCAGTCTCAATCGTGTTGAGGAACTCCAGCAGATATGAACCAGTGAACGTTTCGCCAGTTGACGCACCTGATGTGTCCGCAAGGAACACTGTTGAACCTGACGGATCGGAGCTGCTGTCAATTTCGTACACCTTGTTGAACTTGGTGTCTGACGCCCCAGAGATCCTTACGTGATCTGGATTCGTGCCGAGGGATGTGACCGTCCCAGTTACCGAAGCGTTCAGGACTCCAGCCGACTCAAAAATTTGGACTCCCGTAAACGCATTCAACTTTCTCAGATCCAACGTCTTCACTCGCTGAATTTCAGGAATTGAAGTCAACAGGTACGACGAGATCTGATCGCGTGTCGTCAACGCTTGCGACAAACTACGAATATGTGTGGCCCCTCGAGTGAAATACGAGTCGTCGCTTTCACCTGCCTCGCCTTGGGTCAGCGTGCCAGAGAACGCCACCGACAAAATTCGGTTTGATGCCGTGAGCAGAAGTAACGGGTCGCCGTCGTCAATGACGGGCAACACGCCGGTAGACGCAGCCGTGATTGGCGTTGCAGCAGACACGCTTGAACCCGGAGCGATCACTACCTGCTCATCTGTGGAAAAAATGTGCTGGACCTGAGTGCCGTCAATGTTTTCCACGTACGCAATTCGTGTGCCGGCCTCAATAGTCAAACCCGAGGTATCAACGGCGGTGATGATCGCCGCTCCAGTAGCAAACGTTGCTTGCTGACGTTCAAAGCCCAAAAGCTGCAGTAGACCTTCCATCAGCCCGTTCGGTAACCTGTTAATTCCACCAGTCACAAGACCAGCAACAAGCGAAATTGCCTGAAGGACAGCGTCTTCCACGGTTCCTTCCCTTGGTGAGAAGTCAGGCATTGCCTCGCGGGCGTAGTCAACGGCATCATCGTAAATATCCGTCGGCTGAACGTCGTTGATTGTGAGGTCAACGTACTGGGAGAAATCTGGCGAGGTCATATCAAGTCCTCAAACTGAAAGAGATGTCAATGGCGGCGTTACCCAGATCGTCGTCAACGATTTGAACGTCAACGAGTTCTACTTCAGGGAAGAACGAGGCTGCGGTGAAAACCAGTTTGCGTTTTGCTGCTTCGCTGAACGTTGGGTCTTCGCATCCAAAACTGGGCGATAGGGGGAGTTCGCCGGGAATGGTTTGCGCAGCGAACGAAAGCATTTGGGCGTACTGTTCAGACGACTCGGAGGCGTGTTTCGCCATGCCTTTATCCGCAGTGAATTTGATGGGGAAGACGATCGAGTCCATTGTACTATTTTGCCATCATTTTGGCGTAGCCACGGGCACGTGGCTAGCTGTTCGGCGATGGGGTCGGTGACCCTTTGGGCGGAGGAACATTTGATGGATCTTCCTGCTCATCATCTGACGGGGGCGGTGGTTTTGGGCTGTTTGTCATCACATTATGACTATTGAAAGAGCGGACATTGATCCGGTTGGTGTTTTTGAAAATGTTCCCACATTGTCGTTGGCGTTGTCTACATCGGGTTCAATAACGCGTCCTACTGACTGGAACCAGTAGCTGTCATTTTGTGTTCTAAAATATCCACCTCCGGTGTACGACATGGTCGGCATGGCCGTGTTGCCATACGCTCCACACACGGTATACCGGCAGTATCCGAACACTGGGCATTCCAGATCTGGCCCGACTGTTGTTACGGCCAAAGATGTTACGTCTCCGTCAGATAAAAACTGTGTGGTTCGCAGGCGACCGCTATGTGCCCGATAGAAATCTGCGTTGTTGTGGGGCTTAACTTGGGTCTGATTGGGGTTTTTTATTACATCCACCATGCAGGCAATTGCGTAGTTTGTTCCGTACGTTTTCAATACAACTGTGTCTCCAATGTCCTCTGCTTCGCAATGTTTTATAAAAATACAGCACGAGTTCCAATATGTTCCTTGCGCGTATTGTGAGTACCAGTAACCCCATTTGCTTCCCCGCGTATAAGAATCATCAAAAAATGGTACTCCTACCGACCCAATTATGATGTAGTCACCAACCTGTGCGCTTGACGGAATAGTTAAACTGTGTGTTGATGGAACAGGGTTGGCGTCGCTAGAAACAGCAGGGCCTTCAACTCGAAGTTCTGGGCTTGGTCCGACAATGTTTGCTGGCGCTGCAGCTCCAAAAATCATACGACAAGATCCCCGTATGCGGTCCACGTATTTGACGCAGTTTTTACCACCGTTCCAACCGAATACTGTGTGCGCAGATACGGCCCCGGACTAGCATTTATGGTCACACCACTATCCGCATAAAACAAATGGGATCCAGTTCCAATAACCTGATAGGTGAAATAACAGCCTACAGCTATGTCCGCAGTGGAATCGCTAGGCACCCCAGCAGAAATAGATGAACCGTTTCCGAGGTGAAGTTTTCCCGAGTCCTCTTCCGCAAACCAAAAACCGGATGTGACCTCTTTAATGCCAACTGTGATTGGCGCCGGATCGGGTTCGGGAACTTTTCCGATAACAACAACCTCATCAAGCGCATTGTTCAGGAAGCCACATATAACCTTTTGCCCGACCGTCGGGATCTGACCGTCGGTATAACCAGAGAAAACACACGGTCCAAAACTGAAATTGTTCAGAATGGCTGGAATCTCAACAAACGGCGCACCCTCGTCGTCCAAACGAGTGATCGTGCCGATGTACAAACCGTTCTGCGTTAACGGTACTGACGCTGTTTTTGATGGTGCGGTGAACTCCACGGGTTACTCCCATTCCCACCTGATCGCCAGCAACTGATCCAAACTACCCAAATCAGGCTTGTAAACGATCAAATCTTCCACTGCGGCAAGCGCCTGATAACTGATATTAGTTGCGCCATACTGGGTCTGGAAGCGTCTCAGCGTGGCTGCCTGCTGACTGCGTGTCGTCTTTCGGAACACCTCCAATGCGTCACTTTTTGCGGCATTCAGCAACGCATTGAAAACGTCTCCTCCGGCTTGACCGGATCCGAACCGGCCAGCGAAAAAGTTGTACAAACTTTGATTGATGACACGGATCGCTGAAGTTTCTCCACCACTTACCGTTTCACGATCAATAATGTTTGCCTTCAGATCTTCTTTGACATGCAGCAACGCCAAGTAGTACACGCTGGTTCGACCGTACCGTGTCGCCAACTCCTCAATTTTCGCTTCCTTGGACTCCAGCGTGGTCAACGCCCACACTTTCTCGGCATGATCCACGACAGCAGCCGATGCCGCTTCAACCGCACGAGAGAAAGCACCAGGAACGGCGTCAAAGTCTCGGGCGTCAAAGTTTCTTGTGTCCCTACGAATGTTGCGTCGCACATACTCAGAAATTTTCGTGGCGATCGCCGTCGGCATCGCATTGCTACTTGAAGAAGGGGAGGCACCTCCACCACCGCCCGAACTACGTGGCTCGTAAGGCACCGGCGTCCGGAAACTGACACGCACCCCGTTCGGAGTACCTTCCTCAAATTCAACCGACGTGATCAGGTAATAATCTGTAAAGTCTGGAATGCCGTACAGATAAATGGTCATACCGGGCCTGAGCTCAACGCCGTTGGTTTTCTCCACGACCATTGATCCCTCGGCTTGCATGGCGTCGTCGTCCGACTTTCTCAACGTCGGCATGTCCAGCATGATCCACCGCTCACCAGATCCGGGGAACAAGTTGTCGTCGTTGTTGGGCCAGCCGAACGGCACAAACGTTTTGCCTTCATACTGGTACTTCGGGTCGCCCCATTTGCCGAGCAGATATTCCTGCGACGTGAAGAACAGCGTGTTGTCTACCTCAAACATCACGAACTGTTGCTCTCCGGCCGACCGTCGCAACACATCCCACACGGATTCGTCAGTGTTAGCGCTGGACGCTTTAACGATCGTCTGCTTCTCTGGCGTATCTTCACCGAAGAAATTCATCCCGTATCTCTCGGCGACCTGTTCAGCAAATCGAGTGCCCGAGATGCGCGTGTACGCCTCAGGCGACTTGTCTCGTTTCATCAACTGAACATTTTTATTTCGTGCGCTGATTTGATATTGGGGGTCAAACGCTGGGCTACTCGTCACTTCGGTGGCAGCGATCTCAAACATCAACTCTCGGTAGTAGACATCACGGCGGATCTGCCATGTGTTTGCGTTCGCATACTGGAAACTTGGATCAATAACCTCAAACCGCAGTTCGGATGAGGCGTCCATCGTCAACGACACATCGCAACGCGTGACGAGTTCAGCAATTTCTTGAACTTTTGAACTATTCAAGCCCAAGATTCGCAACAGGTTGCCATTAATTGGCCTGAAGTTAATCATGGTTAGATTTCGCCCAGAGCGTCAAGTTCCCGATAAACGCTTCCCCACGCCAAATCGGCCGGACCCGCAACGTTGACGTAATCACGCAGCTCCTCGGCCGGTTCATCATCCGGCAACGGATTCTTAATCGGCACCAGTTCCGTGTACTCAATTGGCGCCAACTTGACGACATCCAACTGTGGGTTCGTGTTTTCCACAAGATCAATCGTGCATCGAGCCGACGTGATTCTTTGCGCAGCGTTTCGCCGTTGCGAGTCAAACGACAAATCAAAAATTGTCCAGAACGTCAACGACCCACCACCGTACGAACCGGGGGCGCCAAGAAAGTTGTCGGCATTCGTGAAAAACACTGGCCGAGCCGACTGGGCAATCTCAGACAACGTTTTCAATGCGTCTTCCACGTCAATGAACATGCCGTCGTTCGGTAACGCCACCAAAAACTGAAACCTCACCCGCTTCGCTTTCGGACCAGCCCACAACACGAGCGGCTTACGACCCGGCCGAGGAATCTCCACCATTTCAGGTCCGACAGCGCTGTAGGACACCTGCTCTGGAGGGAACGGAAACTGGAACACCAAATTGTCCGAGTTCGGCGCCAGTTTGACGGCTTCCATGATCGGATACACCGGCGACGACGACGTGGTTGACTGCCGTGAATCACCGGCCGCTCCGATGGAACGACGCCACCTGCTGGGTGACACCCTGATTGTTCTGAGTCCGGAAATGCTGTCAGCCATTACGAACGCTCCCTAGCGTCACGATTCGCCTGCCTGATGCGCTCCATCACCATCGTGGCGACCTGCTGTTCGTTCATGCCTTCGGAGGCGTACACGTTGATCGTGTAACTGTCGTTGCTGGACGAACCTCCAGCCATGGCCATTCCGCCCCCGACAAGGCTTGGGGTTGCGGTGTCGCCGACCGGTCCGCCCTGCGGGGGGACGACATGCAGGTGGCGGCTTCCGCCTGCGCCATGGAAATCGGCGTATCCACCGGAGGCAAGAATGAGAGACTTGTAGCCACCCAAGTTTTGGCCGATCAGATCGTAGGCTCGACCGGCGGCGTGATCTGACATGCCGGAGCCGAGACCGCTCGTGCGGAATGCTGATGTGACGGTACGCCGTCCTGACAGCATCATGTCAAACTTGCGGTGCGATGACATAGTGTCAACAAGGTTTCGACGTGGCGAGAATGTGTCGCCACTGTCACCCTTCACGGCGTCAACTAGCGCATTAATATTCTCGTTGAACGTGATCATTGCGTCTTCAAGCGGTTGGAAGGCTTCTCCGACGCCTTGAACAATTTCATCAGGCAATGCGTCTAAGAAACGATCATTTTCGCTTTGCTGAACAGTTATTTGAGTGCCGAACGTCGTCTCAAACGCCTGCTCCATGCCCAACGCTTCAAGGAAACCCTGCGCACCCTGCATTCCAAAAAGGTTCAGAGCCGCCGCACTAAAACCTTCCGGAGAAATATTTCCGGCATTCCATTGCCCTTGAAGTGCCCGCAACCCGGCTTGAGCCAAACCGGTCGTTTCAGCAAGCGCACGTCGAACAAACTCAGGATCTTGATCCCTCATCAGCGAGGCGGCTGCCGCCTGAGAGAAAGAACCAAGATTCGGCCCAAACTGAGGCATCCGACCAGCAGCGAGCTCTGCCGCAAGGTAAGCAAACTGCTCGGAGTCATAACCTTGCTCTGCGCCCATCCTGCCGATCGCTTCCATCATCTGGGAACGGTTGACGTTGTAACCCTGCTCCGCCATGATGGAGACGGCGTTGTCAGTCAACTGGGTAACCAAACCAGCCGTGGACTCCGCCATGAAGTCATCCCAGAAGCCGTACTTGAAGAAGTCGCTTTGGGTGCCTTCTAGCGAGCCACCCGCTTGGAACTGAAGTCCCGGTGCGCCAGAGCTACCGATGTTGCGAGTCAACGACAAATAGGTGCGAAGCGCATCACCGCCAGTGGCAATGCTGGTCTGGGTGATGATGTCCTGCATGAAGCGAGCCGTGTCCTCCGCCGTCTGCTCGCCCGTCTTTACCAACTCCACATAGTTCTGCTGAGCCTCGGTGATCGCCTGTGGCGCCAAGACTTTTTGTAGCGCTGTCTCCATGTTGGCGGTCGCATCAGCAAACACGCCGTTCATCGCAGCGTCAAAATCGGTGCCGAACTTGCCGACAGCGATACCCATCTCAGTAATCAACTCGGTCACCGTCATCAGGTTTGAACTGAGATCAATGTCCAATGACTGGGCCAACGCAATGAGTTCGTCATCGGTGCGACCACTAATCCGAGCGAGATCTGCCAGATTTCGATCAAACTGATCAATCGCTGGGTTCAGTTCTTCCATAATTTTGGCCTTCTCTTCAAGGCCGGCTTGGTATATCTCTTCCTGATTGTTCGTGGTGTTAGCAAACTTGATTAGTTCTGCTTCATATTCGTCACGCAATCGTTTGGCTTCGTCAATGCCGCCCGCCTGCAACGCACTCTTAATGCCGTCACCATAAATTTCAGCGAACTTACGTCCGTTATCTTTCGAAGCGTTCTTCACCTTGTTGCTGTTGACGAAACCCACCACTCCGCCAATAACGAGACCGGCAGCGGCACCAATAGCGGTACCGACACCGGGCAGGATTGAGCCGACCATCGCACCGGTCACCGCCCCAGCGAGCGCACCGCCAGCAGCCGTCCCAGCTGTGCTCCAGCCGTTCTCTGCCATTTTTCTGGTGAGTATGTCTGTGCCAACAAGTCCGGCGCCGGCGATAGCACCCGCAGCGCCGAGCCGCATCATTCCGGGGGCGGCAGCCCCAACGCTCGCCGCGCGTTGCGCTAAAGCACCTCTCAGGAACGGCGAAGCAACAATGCCCATGCCGGCGCCCTGAACAATATTGCCGGTTGTCCCTCCGATCATTCCACCCAAACCAGCAACACCGGCTCCCGCGGCCATGGCGCCAACACCCGCCATGACCGGTACGCGCCCGATTGCACCTCGAGCGCCTTTACCTGCTCTACCGGGAAGCAGGCCACCCGCCAGCATCAAACCAATAATTGACGAGACGCTTCCAGGGATCGCTCGGAGCACGCTCAAAAGTTCGGTGAAACCGTGAACGAGGCTGGTGATGCCACCCAAGATTGCGTTGATCGCTGGCAACGCATCAAAGAACACTTTACGGATTTCGCCGAACAAGTTGAAGATCTCCGCAATGAGATCACCAAGGCGGCGTCCAAATTCTTGGAACGCTTCATTATTTTCATCAATTAGTTCGGCAAGGCTTCGGAAGTTATCTCCAACACCAGAACCGATCGCACGAAGGATTGTGCCGAGGAACTCGTTGACCCGAGAGGATGTCTCGGAAAACTTTTTCAAACCTTGAGAGAAAATCTGGAAATACTTGCCGAACCAGTTCGTCATCCGACCCCATTTGTCAACGAAACGGTCAAGGAATTCGTCGGTGCGTGGAAGCCACTCGTTGATCAGTGTCGCAAGGAACCCTGTCAGTTTTTCAAACGCTCCGACCATGAAGTCAATGAAGTTGCCGCGCGCAAAGTTTGACAGGCTTCCGCTGATTTCAATAACGAATCGTCGGATCGTATTTCGAATTTGGTGAAACGCTTCTTGAACTGGACCAATGAATGTCTGTCCGATGTCAGCAAAAATCGTCTGCATTTCTGTGGCGAACGCCTTCAACTGGCCCATCAACGTGCCACGAACATTGCCTGATGTGCCCGACACACCTGCGGCTTCTGCCAGTTCACCGCTGGCAAACATCTTCAACAACTCTTCGTTAGTTTTTCCGCCAGTCTTCAAGACCTCTTTGAACGCCTTCTCAAACTGTGGTCCGAGTTCACCGGCTGCTGTAAGCACCTCTTCACCGCCAGCAGCTTTACCGGCTTGAAGCAACGACACTAGGTTCGCGGCGGCCGCCAAACCCTTCTCCATGTCACCGGAAGCCACAGCGAAGTCGGCGAGTCCTCGCAACGATTGAACTGTCGTGCCGGTAACCCGAGCGTTCTTGGAAGCAGCCGAGAACGCTCCGGTCAAACTCTGCAAACCGAACGTGGCCAGCGTCGCATCGGTCTGCATCATGCGAAGCGCACGGCTAGATGAACGGAAATCGCCACCGTAGTTTGCCGACGCTTGAGCAGCGGCGAACTGGCGTTGCGCCTGCGTGAAGAGTGCGACTGCCGTGAAAATACCTGCCGCAGCATTGGCCGCCGCAATACCGAGAGCGTTGACGGTTGCCGTCCATGCTCGTGACAGCGCCTGCCCAGTGCGCAACAGCAAGTTCACCGATGACAGCGCAGCGATCAAACCGATCGTTTCTAGGGCGGCACCCTTGATGGCCAACGAGAACACTTTGCTAAAAATGTTGCCTGTGCGACGAGCATTCCTGCCCAATCGGTTCATCCGATCGTCACTGTCCTTGAGGCGCTTATTTAGCCTCTTGGTTCTGTCGTCGGAGTCCTTAGTTTTCTTGCCGTGATCGTCAAGATCATCGTTGAAGTCACGCAGTTTTCGGCCACTTTTATCCAGCCGATCATCAAAGTCTTTGTGGGCATCGGCGAGGTCACGGAAACGCTTTTCGCATGCATCTGCTTGGGCACACAGGGCTGCGAGGCGACGTTGAACCTTATCAATTTCTTTAGTGTCAGCATTTACACGGATGCGTATTGTGACATTTTCATTGTCTGCCATGCACAGACCCCGAGCTCGCTAACAGCGGTTTTAGCCGCGTTTCTTCTCCGCCTCGCGCTTTTGATCCTCGCGATCTTTCTCAATAACTTTAGCACAGGCTATACGGATGAACCATTCAGTTTCCGTGCTATTGAGAATGGCTATCGGGTCAGTGCCCCATAACTCGCCTAGGCGTGCGGCTGTCTGAACTCGGGGATCAGACGCTATTTCTCCTAGGACTTCGTCGTAGGGTCCACGATATCAACCGAATCTCCATATCCGGCAGCATCAAGGATCGCCAGAGCCGCAGCCTCAACATGCGGATCAATGCCAAAAAACGCAAGAACACAGTCAGGAATCGGTCGAGTCGTGTTCGTCAAACGCAGAATCTCATCAGATCCAAACGTAAACGGCACACCGTCATCGTCAACAGCAGGCTCACCGTTGACAGAAATACCGATCGTCGTGTGACCGACCACCGTAGCCGCAAACTTCGTGGCATCCATGCCGCTCTTGGTGTCCTCACCGGCCTGCTTACGCCAAGAACGCATCTGATGCTGGGTGATGTTCGGAGAAACCTCAATAGTCAAACCTGGGCGCTCCGGAACCTCAATAAACACGCTGGCCCGCTCCACCTTCTTAGAAAGCGTGGCCTGCAACTGCTCAAGCACAGTCGGCTCCTTGACGTTCTGCAACTTTGACGCAGCCGGACGAGCAGGCGCCTTGGCCTCAGTGTCCTCAGGGGTTGAAGTGTCTTCACTCATAAAGCGAACCCTAGCATGACAAAAGGGGCGCCAGCGGCACCCCCTCAGTCAGTTTAGGTTGCTTTGTTTTGTCAGGCGACGGTCTGAACGCTGAAGGTCAGCGAGTACGTCGCAGGCGCCCCTGAAGCGGCGTCACCCTCAGGCTCGGTGAGACCGACCATGAGGCACATCGGGTACTTGCGGGTACCCTGCGGGTTCTTGATGTCACAGTTGAACTCCTCAATCGTGACGTCATAGTACGCGCGGCCAACGAGCTGACGGGCCGACTTCAGGAAGTCACCATCAACATCCTTGTCGTAGTGGCGGGTGAGCGTGATGTCACCGATCTCAGCAGGTGCGCACAGCACCTCTGGGAACAACTTGCCACCGATGTAGATCTTCTCAACCGAAGCCGTGATCTCACCACCGGACACCTGAGCGAAGTACGAGAAGTTGCCGTCGTTGCCGACCTGAGGAGGGGTCTCAACGTTCCCCGTTGAAGACGGGGTGATGGAAGCAACAATCTGCCTCTGAGCCAACTTTGCCATTTTTTAACTCCCTCAGACTACCGATGCGGTGAGGTTGGACTTGGTGACATCAACTTGGATCTGATCGCTAGTGGACGACACGCGGATGCCGACCTTCGCCTTGACCAGACCGCCCGCCAACTGGGTGAGCGGGTTGATGGCGTCGTTGACCTGCACTGAGTAGCCGTAGTCAATACGGCGTCCAGTGGTGTCAAACGCTTCGTAAAGGCCGCCAGCGATGCGGATTGGCTCCAGCATGTTGACGAGGCGGGCCTCCACCTTGGAGAACAGCGACGAACGGCCGTCAATCGGAGCGAAGATGAGATCCTCAAGCACCGTCTTGGCACGATCCACCACGTAGTTCAACATCTCCCGAGCAGTGGTGAACCTGTAGTTGTCCTCATCGCTAGACAGCGAGCGAGCACCGTAGACGCGCACTCGACCGTTGATGACGCGAAGGGCGTTCACCTTATTGTCGTCAAGGTCGTCGCCGGTTTCCGAGTTCACCGAAGCCGACAGGCCGGTAATGAACTTGGACTCCGAGATCGCTCCGGCGTAAGCCGCCCACGAACCGACGGTGTTGTGAGCAACCGCACGCTTAGCCGCCACATAACCCTCAGGCGAAATCGTGAGGGTGGTGCCGGCGTCGTTCACCATCTTGACGTACGGGAAGAAGTACGCGGCGTACTCAGCATTGTCAGCCGAGGTGACATCCGCAGCATACGACTTAGCGGTGGTAGCGGAGTCCGACGACTCACCGGCAAGAAGGGCGAACCTGTTGTTAGCCGCAGCATGCGCCACAAGAGCCGCATGGATCTGACCGACGTCAGAGAAACTGCCGTCGTTCGGAATCGCAACAGAACCCGGTCCGAGATCGTCAGTGAACTCGGAGGTCAGAGCCGACGTGTAGTCGGTATCTACAATGTTGCCCTCGTCGGCGTCACCAGCGCTGAACGCAGCCTTAGTGAACACAGCCAGAGTGTCGGCACCGGCTGTCGCCGAAGCGTAGTTCTGCGCAATCGTGGAGGCGTTGATCTTCTGAACGGCGGTGGCAACGTTCGCAACCTCGCCGGTTGAGTACACAATTGAGTCATCAAGGTAGAACCTGACGTTGAATCCCGATCCAAGAGCGACAACTTCGGCATCCAGATTGGACGACCATGAACCCTGCCCAATAGCGGTGAGAGTCATGGCGGTTCCGGCAGTGCCACCGGTGACATCAAGCGTGCCGAACGTGGCGCTCGGTCCAACCACTCGGGAGACGTACACCTGAGCGCCGCCCTCCTCAAAGAAAGTCTGAACCTGCTGATGGATCGCACCGCTGGCGATGTAATCGCCATAGATGGTCTCGTAATCGGCAAGACTGCCAACCAGCTTGGCGGTGCCCTCAGGGCCACGCTCCGTACGGCCCACGACAAAAAGGGTGGCCGTCGGGTTCTGGTTGACGGTAGACGGTCCTGAGCGAACCGAAGTGTTTACGACGATACCGGGCATTTGGATTCCCTCCGCGCTCTTGCGAGAGTTCTCGTGTTACTGATACGAGTATACCTAAGAACCCTCGCTAGTTTAGGAACTAGCCCCTACTTGGCTCTCGTTACTCAACGGTTTATGATAAATCTTTAAGCAGCGGTTCCAGTGGATTAACCTCAGTCTGGATTTCGTCGGCTGAATCAGCAATATCCACCGAGGTAACCACTTCTTGAATTCGCAGGTTGTAAGCCAAATACGCACCCGCCAACATGCGCTCACCTTTGATCTGCGTCAAATCAGAATACTCTTCACGAATCGTGGACTCATCAATAAAAACTTCCAAATTATTTGGTTGCGCATAAAGGTTCAAACAGGGATCATCCAAAATGGCCGAACGAATCACCGTCGTAAGCCGATCCCGCTTGGCCGTGCACTGCTCAGAATCATCATCTTTGACCCAGATATATGTACGCATGGAGTACTCCACGAAATACATCGGATCCATCCTTCGTGTGTAATCCTCACGAGTGATGGAGTTCATTGAAATCGCAACCGTGATCAGTGTCGGCCAGCGATCAAGAGCAATCGGCTCATACACCAAATACCGGACTGGGTCCGGAAGATTCTCGTCGTCCAGATTCCACTCATTCCGGTACTTCAACAGTCGAGCCGGGAGATCATCTCGGAGATAGTCGTTGACGAAATTTTTCGCTTTGTACGCGCCTTGCATTGTCACGGCAGATCACCATCCACGACCCATCGGCCGGCTTTCTTTGCCGCTTCCTGCGAGAAACCTGTCGGATCAAACACGATCTTTCTTGCAGCCATCTTTGACGTTCCATACTGATGGAACTTGGCGTACTCCACGTCCGTGCCGAATTGAGCCATGGTCGGCGTAATGACGTTCGGGTTACCTATGAGATTCGTAAGGCTGTTGAACAGCTTTCCGGTGCGACGCATAATCGGCCAGCCGTACTCACGCTTACGGGGATCCCATCCGCCAACTGGCAGACCGCCAGTCGTGAAGTTTTCAGCGTTGGCTCGTTCCAGTTCGCCTCTCGCCCAACGGAACACAGGCGTGAATGTCTGCGCTCGAGCGTCCATCGCCTGAAGTCGAGCGATCACCTTGGTGGCGTCGCAATCAATATCAACTCGGATCATTACGACACCCGGACGCGCCGGTAGCGACGCAACGACTGGATCTCTTCCGGAGTAAAGCCAGTGGTGAGCGGCGCCACGTTCCGAGTCTCCAAGTCTTTAATACCGACAACATCGTCGTGCATGTTCTGCATCTCACGCGTTGCGGCTCGCAGAATCAGCAATTTGAAGAACGGGATATTGGTGCCATCAAGACCCGCCGTGTACGTGATCGTCAGCGTGTCATTCAGGAACGTGCGGTAAATATCGACGCCATATTTCTGAACAACAAAGTCGGTTCCCTCCACCAGCGTCTTGGAGTCGGCGCCGGGTTCCGGACCTGTTGCCGTCAGCGAAGTGACTGACGAGACGGGCGAGTTGTTCAGATACAGGGTGTACGGAGGCTGAATGAACGAAGTCGTGTTGCCGGTCGTGTCCAGCGAGTAGTCGTAAAAGAACGACGAAGTCGGCATTCCGACAGCGGTGTAATCAACTTTGTACACCTCAGTGAAGGATTGCGACTCCACTGGCCGACGAAGGAGCGCTTCCATTTCGCCCTGCAATCCGGCCAGCACAAAGTCTGCGGCATGCGACTGCCGGTTCGTGAACTTGATGTCCATGTAACGCTCAAGGTCAATTTTCTCAACCAGCATCGGAAACCTCACTTGCAAGTGGCGCTTACATGATTTTAGATTATTAGCGCCATGTGGAGGTTCACCTAGACAAAATCTGAAAGCACCTCGTCCCAGCGTTCCGCCATCCGCCGAACGTCTAAATGTTCACGAACCAAATCTCGTTGCCGTTTCGCTTCCTGTGATCTCGTCGTAAAGTCTCGTAATTCGCTCAGATGTGCAGTCCATTCCTCGTCCGACGAGGCCAGACGCCCGATTCCGTACAGTTCTTGAAGTCGCTTGTACTCTCCGACGTTTGACCCAACAAACGGAACTCCTGCGGCAGCGTACTCAATTCCTTTGATCCACGACTTGGCATGGTTGAACGGAATGTCGTTCAGCGGTGCGACGCCTACGTCAAACTGAAATGACAACTTGCAATATTTGCGCGGATCGTGCATCGCTGTTTTCGCCACTCGTTCTTCAGGCAAACCCACTTTGGCTGCGAACGTCGTGGCGCCGTGCACATGACCGGAATGGTGAAAGCGGAAGTTGGAATCTTGAAGCACGTTGGACAACAGTTCTAGATCTCCGGAGCGATGACTGGTTGAGCCAACCCATCCAACGATCGGCTTCCTAGATTTGTGGTGACGTCGTTGAAAATCGTCAACTGAAACACAGTTATGAATTCGGTACACCTTTTTGATCTTGAAGTCTTCGGCCATTCGTTCTTCAAGGAACGGCGTTGACACTGTGACCGCATCGGACATCTGAAGAATTGTTTTGTAGAACTCAATGTTCTCTTCGTTGTTGTGATCTGGGTGCGTCAACTTGAACGCAGCGTTGTCCTTGTGGAGACCCCAGTACCAGTCGTCAACGTCATTGATGATCGGCTTGTTGCGATCTGCGGCCATGTTCTGGATCAACGCGCCGAACATCGCTCGTTGCATCACGATGACGTCAACGTCGTAGTGAGCTTTACGACGCCAATCCATCACACCGAATCCCTGTTTCGGATGATGCATCAGCAACCCAGTTACAGAATCAAACTTTGAATATTTTCGATGTTGCTGAATTCTGATCCAGTTAGAACCGCCGGGGACAGGTCCGTCGTTGACTGTCATTGAACGCGACCAGTCCGTGGTCGCATAACCGATTTTGATTGGACGGGCCATAGTTCACCAGCTTTCGCTGGCGATCTTAGTACGTATCAGCCGGGGATAATGTCTCCGCCTCGCCCACCGCCACCGAAGCGACGTGGGAGAAGGTCTCGGCCGGCACCCGAGTCGTTACCGACACCGCCAAGGACGCCACGGTTGATTCCACGCAGGGCAAGCGCAACAGCACGTCGCCACCATGAGGGTCGGCGAGCCTGCGATCCTGGTTCAACGTCCGGTGGGAAAATTGGGCTTGGCATCGGGCCTCCGTAGAATCAAGCCCATAATACCATCAGCGATCTTCATTCGGGGGGCGTTCAATAAATTCGGTTGTCTCCGATGCTGAAGGTGCCTCTACCGGAACCCATGCACGTGAATACTTGTGCTGATCAATCTTCCGATGCTTCAGCAACGTCCCATCCAACATCACATCAATCTCATCCGAAGTCATCGCCATCTTTTTCCGCAACTCGTCCTGACTCAACTTCCCAGCCATGATCAAATCCCTCATAACTTTAGAAACCTGTCGGGCGGCGCTATGACCCTTAGAGCGGTTGAGGCGAATGTGCATGAACGCAGCGTCCAAATCGGAGACGTCCTGAAAAATGACTGGCACATGACTCTTCACCGTCTTTTTCACGGCTCGAGAACTTCCAGCAATTTCCCATCGGACGTTCCCATCAATGATGTTCATCGTGGACGTCTGAACAATGATCGGTTGCAACCAGCCGTACTCGGCCATTGATCGTGCCAGCACTTCTAGGTCCGGCTTCAACAGATAGCTTGATCGCCACGGACCCGGTTGCAACGTTTCACCCTTCACCCATTCAATGTCGGTCATCATGTTTTTGTTCAGGCTAAACATCAGCGTGAATCGTCAATGCTGTCGTAGGCGTCAAGGTTTGCCATTTGCTCTTCTTCTTTCTGTTGGACCGTAAACGCACGGGTTTTGGGACCCATCGGGTTCACTGACTGAATGTTGAACTCTTTCATCAGGATGTTTCTGATCAGCCAGTGCGTCGGATATGACGACGGATCCTTTGCCTGCTTCTTCCGGAACTCCGAAGCGAACGCCATCGCTCGACGGTGCAACCCTGGCGTCAGAACGTTGTCGTCAATACATCGCTTGACGCCTTTCCATCCCATCTCAGAATAGTTAGCGATCAGTTTCTCCATGTCAAAATCTGCCCACAGCCTTCGCTGGGCATCAATGTGAGGGAAGCATTCGTAAAGCCGATCGTAGAACTCTGGTTCGGTTGCTACGACGTCACCGATCCGACGGATAGCAACACAGTGCAAAGGGATCCCGACCCGAGTGTTTGACCCGCTGATTGCGGCAAGGTCGTAGTACTCGCAGTACGAAGCGTTGTGTTCCTCGCTGATGAACTTCAACACGTCGTCCGTAGTCCAGTCGTAAATCACTTTTGCGAACCGCAACGGAATTGACTTCTTCATTCGGAACGGAACGTTGATGTAGTTCTCGTGCAACTTTTGGACGCACGACCGATACCGCACCATTGACTCGTTGGCTCGGACACCGGTAAGGAACGCCACCCTTCCGGCTTTGCCCTGCATCGTGTAATAGTCAATTGACTCAGGGATCGCCGTGTTTGTGTCAAGCCCGAAGTGCTCGGCGGTGATGGCGCCCGGAGGAATGTCCCTGTACAGACGTCCTTCTAACTCGCGTTTCTTGCTCCACAACAGCACGTACTCTCTGCGACCGAGCACCCAAATTTCTTGTCCTTGGGGCAGGCAGTACCACTCCATATCCACCCAGTCGTAGTCACGTACCTCTTCTATGTATTTGATGACGGCTGGGGACACCATCTCTTCGTCACGGAAAATGACCTTTACTGGGCCAAGGCCACGTTCTTCGTGGATTTCCTTGGCCAAGTAAAGAACCGCTGTTGAATCTTTGCCTCCAGAGAACTGGACGCACACAGTGTCAAACGTGTCGTAGACATGTCGGATGCGTTCACGGGCGGCGTCTACGCATGAGATGTCTAGGAACATTCGTTGACGGGTCATGCGAAAAGCAACCCTCGTCGCATCACGCTTTGCTGAACCGCACACGATCTCATCTCGGTAATCGTAGTCATGTGCGCATCCGTGATGTCTTCCATCGTGAAGTCGCCCCATGTGTATCCGCCTGCCATCGTGACGACGACAGGAACGTCTTGCTCAGCGAGCCAGCCTGACATCAACTTCTCACGCGTGTGGAGTTGCATCTCAAGCAACCCGTCGTTCAGCGGATCCACGCCAGCGTTGTAGATGATGATGTCGGGGTTGATGTCCGCCATGTCCACGGTGTTCAGCATTTTGATCAGTGACGTGATGTACTCGTCGGTATTAGCAATGACCAGTTGGTCAAACTGATCTTCGGGGACGTACGAGTCAAATCTGTTGGTGGACATGTCCCACTGGTAGGTGGTGTCGTGGTTGATCATTGAGTAGGTGCCTCCACCGCAGTGGGCGTCCAGATCAATGACGAGCGATGTTAGACCTTTGCTTTCGGCGTACCGTGCGGCGAGTGCCACCCCGTTGAACGTGCAGAAGCCGACACCGTTTTCTCTACGGGCATGGTGAAGTCCGGATGACAAGGTGACGGCTACGTTCTTGTGCTGGCATGCCTCGTCAACAGCGGCGAGACATCCGGCGACGTGAGCTCGTGCCATCGGATAGATGTATTCGTCCCACGGGAAGCCTTGAGATCCAGCAAGACGCGTGTCAGATCCGGTGCGGACTGCTTCCACATAGTCGTGATCGTGGAAGCGTCGAATATACTCGTCTGCGACGGCGTAGTGAGTGTTCGGATTGGCAAGTTCCAAGCGTTGGCGGTCAGCCACAAAGTTAGGGTCTGACGCAACTCGCTCAGCGATGTGCGCAGACTTACGGGTAGTGTCAAATGCGTACCCGCTCGCAGTGTAATCAGGGTTCCAAAATATCTTCATAAATCTCCTCTCGGTAGTACTTGATTGATGTATACATTATAGGGCGATACGCCCGTAATGTCAACTTCAGAAGTCGGCGTGAGACTCAACAAACTCAAGCAAACGCTGAGCCGTCGTCGTCCCTTTGTACGCTACATCGTGACGTAGCCAACGCACAAATTCGTACCATCGCCTCTGCTGATCCGCATCGTCAAACACCAGCGTGTATTGGACGACCGCCTGCTTTGATCCGGACTGTCCAATGCTGGTACTGCCTGTGGCAGCAACGCTTTTAGCGTCAACTTCACCAGTCGGCACGATCCGCTCTTCGCCATCCTCGTCAATTTCTCGAGTGACGGGCGGAGGTGCTGGTTCAACAAGTTGTGGTGCGACATATCCTGGGGTGTCGTCAATTGTTCCGAGACGCCACGCCTGCTCGTCAAGCGCCGCCAACTCAAACACATCCCATCCGAGACCGTCCAGCAGATTCTCGTAGTCATCTGTAACTGTTGTCAAAATTTCGTTGAGCAACTCGGGGTCGGAATGACCGACTTCGGACGTACGGTTGTCTGCGAGCGCAAACGCCACCGCCTGCTTTTCGTCAACCTCATACTGAACTGCGGCGATCTTGTCCCAACCCAAACGTTTCGCAGCCTCAAGCTGGTGGTTGCCGGCGATCACAGTTGACGTGCCGTCGCCATTGGGTCGAACAACAATCGGTTTGACTTGACCGAACTCTTTGTACGAAGCCATGATCGCTTCAACGTTGCCTTTGCGCGGGTTGCCAGGCAACGGCACAAGTTTGTCAATGTCCACGCCGAACGGTTCTAGGGTCGGATCAATGCGGTTCATGTTTGCGCCCTCACGTTCGCTGCGAGTGTTCGCAGGGCGTCAATGGAAGTTCGCAACGAGGACAATCTTTCTCGTTTTGACTTCACCAACGCCTCTGCGATTTTGTGGCTGTGGATCTGAATCTCCAGTTTGTAGTCAGCCCACGCTTCTCGTTCTCGGATAGAGCCTTTCGCAGAAAGATATTCTTTTGCCCACGACGCCTTGTAGTCGGCTTCTTTTTCTGCTGCGTCTACAGCGAGCGACTCAAACGTTTCTGTCTCATCTTCCAGCATTGACGTAAGCCGGATGATTTCCTGCTCAATCTCTACTTGTGAGATTGGACGGGTTCTATTCACAGTATTTCTCCAGTTCTGACCAGTCGAAAATGTTGAGGGCGAGCCGGTTTGTTTCCGGCCAGTCGTGTCGTTCCCGACCGAGTGCGGCACGCCCCATCTCCTCAAGGATGTAGGCGTCGCACCGGTCGTTACCTCCGGCACCGTCCCAAACAATCCCTGTTCTTGCCGATATTGCTGAAACAACCTCGTTTTTTCCGGCATTTCCTTTTCCTGTAGCAAATTTCGCTCTCAACGTTGGAGGCACCTCAACATAAGGGATCTCCATTGTGTACAGCAGAAGTCTTATAACTCCGCCGAGTTCACCAATGCTGTGCGCACGACTTTGTCGGCTGGCGAACGAGTATCCCTCAATGACCACACCCGGATGACCGTGAGCAGCAAGTTCTGCTCGCACCGCCGCCTGTATCTCGTACAGTCGTTCGGCACCCTTGGACTTCACCGCAATCGTGGACGTTCTGCCATCACACGACACACCTGTAGAGGTGAGCGACAGGTCCAAGCCCATGATGCTTCTCATTGACGTCTGGCACTCTCGTATGCGCTAATAGCATCATCCGCTCTGCGACGATGTGCCTCACTCGGCTCTTCAGTCAGGAGGTACAGTGCCTCGGCAAGATTGTCGGCAACGTAGCGCCACTCTTCGGCACGATCTATCAGATCAAGCGCAGCGTTTGCGTTTTCCTCATGCCAGCGCTTGCGTTTCTTACTTCCCATGATCTTTCTCCCACCCGTGCTTTGCGAGACCTAACGAGAAAGCCAGCGCAGGATAATCGCCGATACGACGATGGCAGCTACGGCAAACAGCGAGAAGATTAGCCTCGTCAAGAATTGACCCACCCTGACTCCGCCTGACGACCTCATGGATGTCAACACTAGCGCGTCGGACATACGTGGCGAGACCATCGTGTCCGGCGAAAACTGGGCACGCCTCACAGTACGGCCTCTCCGAGAGAAGTCGTTCCACAAGGGGTCTACGCTCCTCATATTTTTGAACTGTTTTTTTGGAACGATGGTTGAGCCTCCCCCCACGTTTCAACGGTGTTTTAGCTTGAAGCGGTTTCCTCTGCTGAAGCGGCTTTTTACGCTTCACGACGAAACTTTGGCCTTCTTCCTGCTCTGCCTCCACTTCTCCATGTAGCGACGCTGATACTCACGGTTCGCCTCTACGCAAACGTTGCAACGGCAGCCTCGGCTGGTGTAGCCGGTTCGATTATGAACGAGCGGTTTATCTTGTTTCTCAGGCATCAACCAGATCCTCACTTCGCACCGAGTCAAACGTCCACGCACCGTCAAGTGACGACCACAGCGCTTGATCAATCGGGGTCGGTTCAATGTCAAACGACACCATCATTTCCTTGTGCTTCTTGATCGCCTTCTGAAGCAACATCATGCGCTCCAAAACGTCGTCGGCCAATGGAACGTCGGTCTCAATCATCCGACTGACATCTACCAGCCGGTTCTCAACGTGGAACTTAAACCGTTCAATCTTCTTCTTGCGTGACTCGTACACGGCAAGAGACTCGGTAAGAAGGATGTGTCCGTCCTCAATGCCGGTGTAGCGCTCGGTGTCCGCTTCAATGGACGACGCAATTTCCTCCAACTGGTTGTTCAGGTTTTCCACTAGAGCGACTAGCGCTCGCTCCCACCTGTTCCAGTTGTCCTTCTCCATCAAATACTGCTTGTTGGCTGGGCTGACCTTATTTTTGACCTCCTCTGCGACAAGTTTCGCAAAGTTGTCATCCGTCATCTTCATTTATTTACTCCTTTTATCATGCCCATGCAGGGCAATTTTTTTTGAAATAACACCAGTCACACAAGCGTGACTTCTTTGTCTCAAACGTTTCCGTCTCGCATCGCTCATCAATCTGGTTCTTCACACTAACGACTGTGTCTACAGCACTCTCCAAGTGTTCTGCCGACACTGTTCTGTTCAGCACCTTCGGCCCCTTCAGATAGATGAGCTCCACCTCTGACACCTCGCCGATACCCAATTCTTGAAGCAACGCAGCGTAGATGTACAACTGGAAAAACTTGTCGTCTTCCCAGTTCTTTCCGGGCACCTTTCCGGTCTTGTAGTCGCCGACAACAATCTTTCCGTTCTCGTCGTAACTGAATCTGTCCACGAAACCTTTCAGTCGAACACCGCCGAGGTCGCCGTTGAGTTCGTACTCAATTTCGTCAACTGTCGTTGTTGTCGGATCCTCCAGCGCCCACAGGTTCTCAATGCAGAACCATGACCGCCAACGAAACTCGTTCTGTTTCTCTTGGCGAACAACTCCGATGGCTTCATCAGAGTATTTGTCGTTCCACAGAGAACGCGCCAAGTTTTTCGCCAACTCCGGTGTGCGAAGTTCGTAGTCTTGGGCATACAGCAGTTCCAGCACTTCGTGAACGAAGTTGCCCATCAACGTGGCTTCGGTTGCTGGTTCTCGTATCCCGTCAATCTTGGAGTACTTGAACTTCAGCGGGCACGTCAGGAACGTGTTGAGCGACGACGGTGAAAGATGTGGTGGTGGCTCGTAGGCCATCAGTTGTCGGTCTCGTCCGGCTTGACGACAACGGTTCCACCCATCTTGATGGCGAGCGTTTGAACGTGCATGTCCTGCAACTCTTCAATGGTCATCTCGCTGCGCTTCGGCACTGGGCGCCCACCGGCATAACCCTCCCACCACTCACGCAACTGCTTCACCTGATCATCGTCAAGCGATTTACGGAGACTCATGAACTTCTCGTACTGCTCATCAAATTCGGTGAGCGGTTCCGGCTCGGCGTACTCCGCCATCTCCATCTCAATTGCGTCGGCGTCTCGCGCTAGGTACAGGCCGATCCCGAACTGCTGTGCCGCCTTCTTCAACGCATCGGACACGGCGCCTTTCATCTCGTCTCCAAGATCTACGATGTCGCCGTTCTTGGTGCGCTTGATCTTCTGGCCGCCAACTCCGTCGTGAGTCACCCATCCTTGGTACTCGTCATCCTGCTCAAAAACGCGTGCGGTGATGGAGACTTGAGCGACGATGTAGTCGGGGTCAAGTTCATCACGCTTGCAGTAGGCGATGTTTGACGTCCAACCGCTGACACCGAAAACTCGGTTGAGGCGAGTGATCACCTCGGACACGGGGATGTAGGTGAGACGGGTGCCACCCTTGTTGAGGGTCTTCTCCATCTCGGGAGGGAACGGCTCAGTCAGTCGATCATACAACTGTGACATTATTTATTCTCCTTTGGCTTACGCAGTACAACTGATGCTTTGCTTTCTCCGGACTCACAGTACTCGTCGGCACTGATGCCCACCGAATCAAGTGCGGTGATCCTCCAGTACGACGGCTGTACGAAGTCCAAGACTTTCGTCATCATCTCTCGTGACGACATCGTTCGTTCGCCGGTGTCCAAGTCAATGGCCATCTGATCAATTCGGTCGGCGACCGCCTCAATCAGATCTTTGTGTCGCCAGCCCTTCCGATCCTTGGACCAACGCTTCTCCAGCGTGGCGCCGTTCGGCAAAGACACGGACTCCACGTTATCCATCACCTCGCCGGCGGCAGCCAAAACTGCGCCGTAGATGTAGGACACTTGGGCTTTGATGTCGTTCAGTTCCAACAGCAACTCGCCGACGTCCTCAATAGACGGTTCAGACAAGATGACTTCGTTGGCCTTGAAGTCCAGCTCAATAAGGGATTTCTTGAATTCCCCGAGCCACGCCATATCGTTATCACTCATAGGTTCTCCTTGTTGTAGGTAGCAGTACGTTAGATGATGATAGCGGCCCGCTTGCGCTGCGGCAAGCCCAACCCCGTCAACATCGTGAACGCTCCTACAGCGGAGTCCACTTGATCGTCGTGGTTTGCGGCCTCAGGGAACGAGGCGAATTCGTCAAGCCACTCGGTAAGCCACGGCGCTCGCACGACCCGAATGTTGCCGTTTGCGACAGCGGCAGCGAACGGACGAGCACGCGTAATTTTGTCGCCGGTCGCTCTGACTCCTTGGAAGTCGTATCCGGGAACGACGTAGCGGGCGTACTGATCAATCAGCGCTTTTCCTGACGAGCCGGGTTCCTGCTCCATGCGGATGGAAACGTGGTGACCGTCCTCGTAGGCGGTTTGAGCGATGAGTTGTTCAACCTGATCGCTCTTTACGCGAGCTTTTTTGACGTCCAACACGTACCCGATTCCTTGATCAAAAAGCATCAGTGTGCCGACCGTCCAGTCGGGATCTGGGTTTGACTGACTCGGTTCCGTTGCGGCGCAGTCCCAGAATCGGATGGCTCGAGCCATGCTCGTGACTTCAGGAATTTCGTGTTGGTCAAGAAGCACGAACGACTCTCGTTCAAACATTGAGCCGAGCGTGGTGGACCACCAGTCGCCTTCCTCTAGTCGGCGTCGCTCAACCGGATCAAGCGCTTGAAGTGACTGACGGTAGGAGTCGGCGTCAATGCCGGGGTTATCAGTCAATCTAGAAGGAACAAAAATTCTGCCGTAGTTGCGTCCCTCCACGATGAATCGCTGACGCACCCAGTTCGGCGCAGGGTTTGACGCAGCCCGCATCCGAAGCGGAACTTTTGCGAGTGGACCTGATGCCGGACGACGAAGTCGGGAGAACAGATATCGGTAATCCGATTCTCGAATTTCCGTGACCTCATCCATTCCGATGAACTGGAACTCGGCGCCCTTGTAGCGGAGGTAGTCCTGACTATTATTGAGGTATCCGAATGAGATTCGAGCACCTGACGGGAACTGGGCGGTGTAGTTGTTGGAGTTCCATCGAACGTTGTCGTAGGGGGCCATCCATGTGACAAAGCGATCCATGATGGCGCCGGGGAGAGCGAGGTCGGCGTAGGTGCGACGGAAAAGGATGGCGCTGTAGTTGGGTATGTCAACGAACTGTAGAGCGGCCATGAGTAGCGCCGAACTTTTGCCACCGCCAGCCGCTCCACCAAAAAGTGCTTCTAGGGCGTTTGTTCGAAGAAAAACTTTTTGGGTTATAGATGCTTCTTCAGGGCAAAATTCCGGAGCTTTCGGTTCTAGGTACTCAAGTACCTTCTGCCAATCCGACATGCTCTCTCCGAACTCCTCTATGTAGGTTAGTATAAAGATTGGAAAACGAGGTGTACGTGGCTCGGAATCGTGAAAATCGGAAAGTGACGGATCTGCGTGGATTCACCGCCAACGCATTGATGTTTTCATTTATACTGTTTACATCTGCGGGTGCAGCTTTGCTTTTGCCCGCCGCAGGTTTAATCACCGCCGGCATCGCCTGCGGCATCTTCGGCTACCTATTGGGGTCTGACTGAAAATGGCATGGAACTCAAGGGAGACAAAGAGCGCCGCTGGGGCTGAGGAAAAAGTTGCCCGTATCGGGCCTGGCGCCCCTATTGCGCTCAGCCCGACGCTTGCTGGTCGTGCGTATCGTGATGCGTGGGATATTGAGCGTGCTTATCGAGAGGGCATGCAGAAGGTTGTTTGGGTCAACCGCTGTATTGATGTTATTTCCGGCAACCAAGCACGCCTGCCAGTAATTCTACGCAAAGATAATAGCCCTAATGGCGAAGAAATTTCTCGCAAACATCCGTTGCTTGACATTCTCAATAGTAAAACCAATATGGGCGAGAACTCGTTTATTTTCCGGTATCGCTTGTCAAGTCAATTGTTGATGTCCACTCGTGGCGTGTTCATTGAGAAAGTTTTCGGGCGTGGCGGACAGGTGATTGCGCTCAACCTTCTTCCTCCGCAAAACACGTCACCGATTCCTGACGCACGCAAATTTGTTGGTGGCTACGAGGTTGATCTTCCTTTCGGACAGAAGATGACGCTCCCTCCGGAGCGGGTTATCTGGCTGCGCCGACCTCATCCGCTGGACCCGTACCTGTCGCTGACCCCGATGGAGTCGGCAGGAATCGCCATTGAAATTGAAAACTTGGCCCGCCTCTACAACCGCAACTTTTTGCTAAATGACGGTCGTCCGGGTGGCCTGCTCGTCATCCGAGGCGAAATTGATGAAGAGGACAAGGACGAACTGCGTAGCCGGTTCCGTGGCAACTTGAACCGTGCTGGATCTGTCGGTGTCATCTCTTCAGATGACGGCGCTGACTTCGTGGACACGGGCGCCAGCCCGCGTGACGCCGCATACGTGCAGATGCGTCAGTTGACCAAGGAAGAGATCCTTGCTGCGTTCGGTGTCCCTGAGTCCGTAATCGGTAATGCCGCTGGTCGCACGTTTTCCAACGCCGCTGAAGAACTCCGAGTGTTCTGGACAGAGACCATGTTGCCTCATTTGGAGCCGATCGCTCGAGCGCTGGACGATCTGGAGGACGAACTGTACGTGGACTTTGACACGAGTTCTGTCCCAATTCTCATTATCGCCAAGCAGGAACGTCACCGGTATGTGATGGAAGAGTTCCAGCAGGGTCTGATTAGCGCCAACGAGTACCGTGACAGGACTGGGCGGAACGAGGTTGACTCTGAGATCGCTGACCAGTTGCTGTCCAATCCGAGTCTTGTTCCGATCGCAAACACCAAGAAACCGTTTGCCGTTGAAGAGCAGGTTCCTGTCGCTGAGGCTGGCGGAGAAGTTCCTGTTGCCGGTGGCGATCAGATGGCGCCGGGGATGGAAGGCCAGATGCCGCCCGCTGGAGGTGCGCCCGCCGAGGGTGCCCCACCGGCCGCTCCGGGCGGAGCCGCCCCTACCGCAGCAGTGGAGCCGGTGCCGGAAGGCCAGTTGTCGGCTTCCGCTGATGGCATCCAAGTGAAGTCGGCGCAGGATCTGGAAGACGAGTGGCATGAGAAAGCGGAGAAGGTTTCTGAGCGATGGTCAGAAATTTTTGATCGCTCTCTTGAACGGTTCTTTGATCGTCAGCAGCGTGTGATCATTGAAAAAGCGCTCGGCGCAAAGTCACGCAAGGCGTTGTCAAACGGAACGTTTGACCCTGACTTCGTGTTTGACTCCGAGGCGTGGAACCGTCAGTTGGCTGACGACATCCGACCGCTGCTGAAAGCGATGATGGTAGAGGCTGCTGAGGAAGTGGCGACGAAGTCCGGTCTGGATGCCACACTTGAAGAGGATGAGGTTGACGAATATCTAGATGCTCAGGTTGCTCGTGCGCAGAAAGTGAATGAGAGCACGAAGGGTGAAGTGGTTGCGGCGTTGACTGTTGCTGCTGCGATGTCGGGTGAGGACGAGGATCGTTCATCAGTGCTGAAGACGGCTCTGGTTGCTGTGTTCGCCAATTTGTTGGGGCGTCGTCGCCGAGTGATGGCCGACCATGAGACGCAGACTGCGCTAAACGCTGGCACGTTTTTTGCGAGTCAAAAAGTTGGCGCTACCCATAAGCAGTGGAAAACTCGACGAGATGAGAAGGTTCGTGATGTGCATCGGTCGCTTGAGGGTAAGCGTGTTGGATTGACGGAGAACTTTGTCGGTAAGAGTGTCGGCATTCTGAGGTTCCCCGGTGATCCGTTGGCTCCGCCGGCGTTGACGATGAATTGCCGTTGCCGACTTCGTTTTACTGATTAAGCAACCTTTTCAGTAAAATAGGTTGTTACCCTAGGCGTGTCTGCCGATCGGTATCATTGGTTCATCCCATCTGTAGAGGTGAATCATGCCGAACGCTCTTGCTCATGCCACGGAATTCAAAGCAATCTCGGGCCAAATCAACGTTGACGAAGCTGAAGGCATCGTTGAGTGTTTCGTTTCCGGTGTCGGAAACAAAGACAGTGTTGGTGACATCGTCCTACCCGGTGCTTTTACTGAAAGTCTGAAGCGTCGTAAGCCGCGCGTTGTTTGGGGTCACGACTGGAACCACCCGATCGGCAAGGTGTTGGAAATTTACGAGGTCGGACCCGAGGATCGACGCCTGCCCGCCAAGATGAAATCTGCTGGCATCGGCGGTTTGTACGCTCGTGTCCAGTTCAACCTGAAAGCCGAAAAGGGCCGTGAAGCATTCAATAATGTTGCTTTTTACGGCGAGGAGCAGGAGTGGTCAATCGGCTATAAGACTCTTGACGCCATCTACGACAATCAGCGTCAGGCCAATTTGCTGCGAGAAGTTGAACTTTACGAAGTTTCGCCAGTGCTTCATGGCGCTAACCAATTGACTGGTACCATTTCGATTAAGGCGGACTCTAAAGAGGACGACGAAGTTACATCTTTTGGCAAAAGCAAATGGAAGATGTTTGATCGGAAGTTTGCTGCACGAATCAAAGAGGACTATCCGGAGATTTGGGCAAAAGGCGGGAACATCAAGGGCAACGCCCAGTACAGCATCCTCACCAAAATCGCCGAAGGGGGTGGCACGGCGACCACCCAGGATCAGATCAACGCCTTAGAATTGCGCGAGGCGTGGGTGGCCCGGCACGCGGGAGACTTTCGCCTCCCCGGCGTGATCGCCCAGATCAAGTGGCTGGCGGTGGGCAGCAGGGGCGAGGACTACATGAAGAACGTAGTCCGCGAAGCGATTGAAAAAGTTGAGGAGCGGAAAAAGAAGGGTCTCTTTGATCCTGACGCTGACTTTGACCCGGCTGGCGATCTAGACGAGCTCCCCACTGAGGACGACTCCGATGAATCCAAGGGCTACGCCGGAACCGGCATGTGGCGCAATCTCCTAGCCGCTTTGAGCGAGCGGTTCGGTGGATCCGTCAAGATCCGTGAGATCCGTGGTGGCCGTGTCGTGTTTGATCACATGCACGACGGCGAGAAGATGACAATGCGGGTTGCCTTCCGTTTCATTGATGGCGAGTGGCTGTTTGGTGAGCCTGACCGAGTTGTCGTGCGCACTATTTATTCCACGATTGAGGACGGGGATGAAGAGGGCGGCTACGAAGCCAACGAGCCGATGGTTGCGATGCCCCCAGAGAAGGACAAGGATTGTGGTTGTGGTTGCGGAGGCAAGGGCGGTTGCTCCCCTCCGTCTGATCCACTTGCTCGAATTCGTGAATTGATGAAATCCGTTTTTGATGATGACGTGCAGGAAAAGGTTGGTCGAGTTATCTCGTCCAGCAACTTGGAGAAACTCCAGCGGGCTATGGACATTCTTCAAGAGGTCATCGCCGCTGGCGGTCGTGCCGAGATTGAGATGAAAGAGAAAGGACTTGAAGTCCAGGCGCCAGTGCAGGATCTTTTTGATCTAAAGTCGCACATTGATCCTGTTTTGGAGCATTACGGTGCGGACACCGAGATCACCGAAAACGGCATCTTTGTGAAATCCGTAAATGATACTTCTGGGATGTTTGAAGATGCGTTGCGTAATGCGGTGTCTTCATTCGCGGCGAAGTAACTGTTCCGCCACAATGTCTACACGTTAGATAAACTGGAAGAATCAGAATGGACGACCCAAAGTCGCTAGAAAAAGTCACAAACAAGTACCTGTGCATGGTTTCCGGACAGAAACGGATGGAACCATGTGACGGGTGCTCCAATCCAAAAGGCTGCCTGTCGCGCGGCATGCAGTACAAGGAGACGGAAGAGATGGATCAGCAGGAAGAAAAGGCAATCCTCAAGGTCAGTGCCGACGGCGACGTCGTTTCCTGCGCCAAAGGCATGGAAGCCAAAGAGTGTGGCTACAAGGGCGGCAAGGTTTGCGGCGCTTGCGGTGCGATGGTCGTGAAGTCCAAAGAGGCCGACGAGATGCCGATGGACGTTGAAGACGACGAAGAGGACATGTCGGAAGACATGGAGAAGAAGAAGAAGGCTATGCCTGGCTCTCCCGTCATGGGCACCGATGCGGACGAGGTTCGTGCTCAGGCCGCGCGTGGCGACAACGAGGACGAGGAAGAGGAAGAGGACGAGGAAGAGTCCGACGATGAGTCTGAGGATTCGGCCGAGATGTCCATGAAGAAAAAGGCCGCCAAGGAGAAAATGGCGGACATGCCTGAGGGCGACATGCCTGACGCCGAGATGGACGAAGAGGACGAAGAGGACGAAGAGATGGCGGAGCCTAAGGGCTACGGCATGATGAAGCCCAGCAAGGAGTCTCGTCGTCGTGCGCTTCAGATGGCCGGTGGCAAGAAGGCCGCCGACATTGATCTGGAGGACGCCTACCTCTGCCAGTTCAGCCGCAAGGTGCTCCCGAACTCGTCGCCCGTTTGCGAGAACTGCCCCGGTGGTTGCATGGCTGAAGGCGAGCTCGTCGGTATCGCCGATGTTGAAGGCATGGCGCTCGACATGTTCGGTGGCAAGGTTCTCGCCTCTGGCTACACCGGCACCGAGGAAGATGACTTCGGCAACCTGTTCGTCGTGGACATCCTCTCAAAGGACGGCCATGCGATTGAAATCATCGCTGACGGTGACACTGGCGAGTTGATGAACTTCCATCGTCTCAACACCGAGAACTTGGACATTGAGATGTCGCAGAAGTCGCTCGAGGATCAGGACGACTTCGCTCCCAAGTATGTGGACATCAAGACCGCCGAGGCAATCGCCATGGGCGTGCTTGAGAATGAGATCGGCACGAAGGGTGAGACCCAGCAGGCCGACTCCGACATCTTTGAGGGATACGACTCTTGGGTGTTTGAGATCAACGCTGTGTCCGGCAAGTCCTATGACGTGTTCGTCGGTCTTGACGGAACCGTTCTCGGATACGACGAGTACGACTCGGCTGAGGCTGAGGACATTGAGGCTGAGGCCGCCGAGCTTGCGCTCAAGCGTGCCTACTCGGAGGATGAGCGTGAGGCTCTTGCTAAGCGTGGTCAGGCCCTGCCCGACGGATCGTTCCCGATCAAGGACGTTGACGATCTGAAGAATGCCATTCAGGCGTTCGGTCGCGCCAAGGACAAGGACAAGGCCAAGGCTCACATCATGAAGCGAGCCATGGATCTCGGCAAGGAAGATCTGATTCCTGAGTCGTGGGTGCCGAAGAAGGTGCAGGCCGAGGCCGCTGGCGAGAAGTCTGACGAGGACAGCCAGTTGCTGAAGGATCTCATGGAGTTCCAGATGCTTGCCGCCGAGCAGGATCTTGATGGCCTGATCTGAAGCCCGCTCCTCGGAGCATAAAAAGGAAGTGTTGCTGTGAACGTTCGTGAGGCTGCTTTGCGCATTGATCGTCGCAGTCACTGGGCGTCAAATGCTCGTTCGGCTGCTTTCGCCAACTCGTCACACATTGATATGGTTCCCCACAGCATTGGATACGGCGGGAAAAGCGGGGTCCACGTTCGTCGTGTGACGTTTGATCGTTACAGCGATGACTACGTCGGCAAGTTGCGAGCGAAGTTTGCGGATTCACGTATGCGTCTGTATCAGCGGATCGCTGCGGGAATCAATAACGATTGTGGATGTGACTGATGGAAGAAAAAGCGCCGAAACCCGCGGCAGTTGAAACTCTTCTTGATCTTCCGCAGGAGCGCATCACCGGCGACATTCTTCGTGGGTACGGTCCTCGTAGAGGGAACCTAGAACGCCTGTTGCGTTATTGGCGTCCGATTATGCGTAAGCCGGGCGGGTTTCGTCGTTGCATGGTGATTCTTGCCGATCATCCAGAGTTGTATCCGTTGGAGCGTCTGTGCGCATGGTTGCATCACGAAACGACAGGGTTGTGGCCGAACGAGGGATGTCATCATCCCGGCATGCGGAATTGTCGTGGCAAGCCACGTAAAGGTCGGCGTGGTTCTATCTGGACTGATCGTGAGTGGAACCGTCGTCTGGCTCGACGTTTCCGTCGTGGGAAGAAAGACGGCATGGGTGGCATGGTGGAGAACTATGTGGTCACCCAGTCGGATTGGGATCACGCACAAAAAGTTCTGTCTGATTTTGTTGAGATGGAATCGGATTTCGTGAAGTACATCAATGACTCTGCGAACTGGATGCATGAGGGTCAGGACGAGGCCGGCAACTGGGTTGAGCATGAACGCGCCAAGGGTGACGGGGATTGCGGCTGTGGCTGCTGAAATTCGCCGCATCCGCACTGTCTTCTTGCGCCACGTCAAAGCGTTGGAAGAGCCGGTTCCAACCAATCTGTTTTACGAGCCGTTGAATGGATCCGACGAGTTGTTGCGGTACAAGGGAATGTTGTATCGCTCTGGTGCTTTGAAGCGTGGCGAAGAAAAAGTTGTTGGTGTTGTCGGTTCGTCTAGTCGTGCCGGTCAGGCTGCGCAGGCGGCGGGTTCTATTGCGCTTCCGGGCAACATCAGCCCTGTCCGTAGCCCTGTGCGGTCCGGTATTGCTCGAGCGTTGACGCCAGGCGGTGGTCGTGGCCGAGGAAGCGTTGGGATTCCGGGTAAGCCTGAGCGTGGCTGGCGGTGCCCTGAAGGCTTTCAGTTCGGTGGACGTTTCACTGATGAAAACTTTTCTACGTGCGGTAAACAGTTGTTTGATATCCCGTCGCTACGGGAAACGATTGGGCAGGCGGTATACCGCACGCGTGGTTACCGTGGCACTGGCGGCGCACCTGAAGCTCGTGGTGGTGAAGCACGAAAGTTGACTGCCGCTGAAGCCCCTGATGTTGACATCATGGTTAGACGTGCCGCCAACGTTCCGGTGGTCGGCGACGAGGACAAAAAGCAACGTTCGGCGTCAATCAAAAATGCTGTTGAGGCTGTCCAAAATCAAGATGGCACTTCGGCTTTGCTGGTTCGTCGTGACGGTTACGTCATGGTTCCGGTCGTGTCTTCTGAGGAGTTGCGTGGCGTTCCGGATAACCGCAACATGGAGCAGGCTGCGTGGGTTCAGTCGGTTCGTGATCCTGATCAGATCGGCCGTGACGAGTTGGGTTTCTTGTCCAACACGGGTGTCACCACGCTTACTTACGTTACGCCTAATGGTGTACAATTGACGTTGGATCGCACACGCGATTTATCAACAGGTGAACGTCGGCAATTAGGTAAGGATGTAAACAAAGCCGCCGACATGAGCGTGGATGACGATCCGGCCGCAAGATTGAAGTTTCTCGCTGAGAAGTCCGACGGCGCTTTTGAATTCTCTCAGGATTTTGGCGACGTGAAAGACCCAGAGGGTGAAGTGACTTCGGGCGAGGGTGAGGGGAAGGCGAAATGGGTTGTTGGGGCATTCATTGATCCACCCGAGGAACGTGTTGAGGAAGTTGCGGAACCTGACGAGCAGTCTGATGCTGGTGCTGCTGACGCTCCTGTCGTTGAGCGTGTCACTGCTGCTGACGGCGAACGAATTGACTCCGTTAAGGAGGCCGTGGAGCACATCAACAAGGGTGGGCTACTGGCGGATATTGATCCGTCGATTGTTATTGAGGCTCTGAAAAAGTCTGACAGGTACAAGGCTCGTAAGCTCAACGACGACATCACCTTGTATGAGTCTGAGGACGGACAGCGCATCCTGTTGAATGAAAACGCCGAGCGGTTTGAGCATTTGAGCGCTCATTTCTCGTCGGAGGTGTTGCGTGAGATGGGTGTTCAAGCGCCGGCGGTGCGTTTCGCTGGCGAGGGTGACACTCGTCCGTTCTTGTATCGGTCTCCGGATGGCGTCATTGAAGGCGCCGAGTTGTTGGACGACGTAGACCCAGAAGAGTTGCCCCCGGACGTAATCTTGGGCACACAGTTCGCTGACTATTTGACGGACACTAGAGATCGTTCTAACGCTTCGGTTCTGGGTGTTCAGGTTGGTGACACGACAGAGGCTGTTGTGACGGTCGGTCCGATGGCTGCGCTTATCGGTTTGGACGAGGATGAACTTGAGGCTCGTCGAAACATCGGTCCAGAAGAGTTCTTTGAGCAAACCACTGAAGCGTACGGTCGTAACTTTGAAGGCGCCGATGAAGAAACTCGGTCATTGATGCTTCAGGTTGTTGAAGGTTTGCTTGAGCGTGCCCGAGAGTTCAACTTTGATGAGTACCGCCAGAAACTTGAGTCAGACGGTATTCTTAGTGAAGCCGAACTACAACATCTTGAGATTGTTCAAGAAATTTTTGAAACTCGGCTTGAGGCTTTGAATTCCTCAAAAGACACCATTCTTCATATCTTGGGTCTGTCATGAGCGTAACCATCAATGTCATAACGGATGATTTGGCGCAAAACCTGCACAGCGTCACTCTCGACGATGGTGTCAACATCAAAGCCTACGGAATCACGAAGAACGGTTCTCTTTGGGCGCACTGGGCGGAAACAAAAACTGCCGAGGTGGCGTACGAGAGTCTTCCAAAAATTATGTCGCGGAGCGGTTTTAATGCTTCGTCCAAGTCGCTAGAAGTTATTGAAGAACTCATTCCGCAAGACGTTTACGTTCAACTCGTCAAAGATCTCCCCGGAGATGTGCTGGTTGGGGATGGTCCTCGCCATGAGACGATGGGTCGCCGTTACGTGGCTCGCCACGTCGCCACAAAAACGTTGGTGGCTGCTCCTTCAACAGTTCGTCGCCCGTTGCACACGTTCTCTCCGGAGCAGAGGCGTGCCGTTGTCCAGTACAAGGTCAACCGTTTCTACACGCAACAGAAATATTCCACGCTGAATCTTGAAGTCAAAAAGGTCCGTGCGATTTTTGATCGGAACATCGGACCCGGTGGCGGTTGGCGTTGCCCTGACGGAACCATGTACGGCGGTCGTATCACTGATCGTTTTGGACGTGGTTGTGGTGGTGGACTGACTCGTCGTATCGGTCAGGCCATCATGCGGGCGGGTCGTCGTCTTGATGACATCGGTCAGGCACGTGATACTCGTCGTGCGGCACGCCGTGCGCAACGTCAAGTGAACCGAGCGAGGCGCGCTGATCGTCGTGCTTCACGTCGTGGTAGGGCGAGTAATGCTCTGGAGCGTTTGAGCCAGCGTCTCGTTGGTGATTACGTTCCGGCGGATCGCCGTATTGGCCGTGAGGCTCGAGGCGGCATGGATGTTGAGACGGGCCGAGCTCGTCGTCGTCCAACTCCTGCGCCTGATGTGGTGCCGGACGGCCCTCCGGCTCGGCCGCAGGGTGGGCGTCGTCGTCGCAGAAATGTTCCTGAGGGCGATAGGCGGCCTCGTCGTGAGAACCGGACTGGTCGTAGGCGTCGTGTGTTTGATGAGGCGACGGGCGATGTTGTTGATCCGGACACGGGTGAGGTTCCGGAGCGCCGTGAACGGGATCGTGACGGTGGTCGTGGTGGCATGCCTCGCACGATTGAAGAAGTTGATGCTCGTATCGCCGAACTAGAGCGAGAGCGTGCAGAGAATCGTCGGCGCCGAGATCCAAACAGGCGTGATGGCAACATCCGTGAGCGGGAGATTGACGACGAGATCCGTCAACTTGAATTGCAACGGGCGTTCCTACAACAAGAGGGTCGTGACGGTGATCGTGATCGGGTTGAGCGTGATCCCGATCTGATTGATGGTTCTGGATCCGGTCTTTTGCCTCGTGGACCTGATGGCCGTCGCCCTGATCGTGACGGCCGACGTCCTCGCCCTGATGGCGACGGCCGACGTCCTCGCCCTGATGGCGACGGCCGGCGCCCTGCTCCTCGTCCGCGTCCTGACGGAGATGCACGCCCGGCGCCTCGTCCAAGACGTGAGCAGACCGGTGAGCGCCCTGATCAGCGTTTGTCTTTGCGGGAACGTGTTGCTGACGCTATTGAGCGTGCTGTCCAAAGACTGATCGGTAACTATGTTCCAGCTGATCGTCGTACTGGCCGTGAGGCCCGTGGCGGTTTGCCTGTTGATCGTGAGCGTCGTAACCGGCGTGCACAGTTGTCTAATGCGTTGGAGCGTGCCGCTCAGCGTCTTCTTCGCCGACGTGATGGACGTTCTCGTGAACGTCGCCGTGAGGACAACCGTCGTCGGCGTCGTCGTGATGAGCGGACGATCACTGATGAGGAGATGACGAACAGGCTGGAACGTGAACTTCGTGAGGAGTTGAACCTCACACCTGAGCGTGATCCGGACGCCGCCCCTGAGGATGCTCGTCGTGACGATGAGATCCGTGAGGATGTGGAAGAGTTCGTTGAGGCAATTTCTGCTGAACGTGATGCCCCTGACGCACCCGATGCAGATGAGGCTGATGATCCGTCCGAGGCCGCCATCCAAGAGTCAATTGATCGTGCCGCTGAGGTAGACGGCAATTACTTTGACATGACTGACGAGGAACTTCAAGAGATTCTTCGTGACGTTGATGCCCGTGATCAAGCCGGTTATCCCGACGAACTTGATGCCGGCCGCGAGATGGGCGCTGAGCGAGAGTTGGACAGGCGTGGCGTTCAACCCCGTGCCACCGAAAGGGAGCGCCCAGATCCCGCTGACGTTGACCGTCGTCTCATTGCGGAGGCAGAGGAGCGTCGCCGTAACGGCGAGCCGCCAACCCGTGAACAGCAGGCCGCGATTGAACGGCAACGCGACCGTGACATTGTGGAGGCGGAGCGTGAGGCTCGTCGTCGAGTTTCTGAAGAAGCCGCTGGACCGGATCGTGACGATGATGACGATCGTTCTCCGGAAGAGATTCTGGATGATGATCAGTATCTGATTGACGAGGCTGAAGCTCGTCGTCGTGAGGGTCAGCCGCCGACTCGTGAGCAGCAGGCTGCGATTGAGCGTCAACGTGAACGTGAGATGCAACGTATAGCAGGAGACGCTGAGGAGCGTCGCCGAGAGCGTCTCGGTGCGGAAGATGAAGAGGAGCGTCGAGTCGCTGAAGAAGTTGAGCGGGAAGGTGACGAGATTGACGACCTCGTTGGATGGGATAGTGAAGAGGTCGCCGAAGAGGTCGCAGAGGTTGAACGAGTCGTCTCTCTGCGTGCCCGTAAGGATCGTTGGGTTGACGATTCCGAAATTGAGGCCGCTGACACTGAGAGCCTTGAGCGCTTGGTTGATGAGATTGACAAAACCGACATGGAAGGGTTGTCCGTGCTTCAGCGCGTGGGCCTTCTGCGAAACCGCAAACTGGCGCAACGGCAGTTGGACATCCGAGAAGGCCGAGACGGTGTTGACGTTGATCCGGTAAGTCGCCGCGATTTGACGAACGTCCGTAACCGGTTCCCGCGTCGTGGTCTACCACGTCGAGCGTTCTGGCGTGACGACGATTCAATGAGCCGCTCAGACAAAGATGCCTACGAGAGGCGTTTCGGTCAGTACTACTACGACGATGAAGGCAACTTGAACCGTCGTGGTTTGCGTGTGAACCGTGAACTTGGCCGTGAGCGCCACGAGCGCTTGCAGGCTGAGCGCGACAAGGAAATGCAGGCCGCAGGGGAGCGAGGCGAGGCGGCTTCTCCTCCTGATAGGACGCCGCTGGAGCAGCGTAGCGATCGGACGGTTGTTGATCCTGACGGCGTGGAGCGCCCTGCGGTTCCTTCAGAGATTGATCCGATGGCGGAACTTGGTGCAACAGGCAACAACAGCGACGACTTCGCGCGCCGATACTTGGACCGTCAAAATCGGCGATCTGAGGAACAGAATCTTGTGTGGCGGAATCTGGACGCTGGCTTCCGTGACAACATTGACAATCCTGAAGACCTCCGAGATTTTGCGAATGAAGTTGAAGAGGAAATGGCTGAACTCAGAGGTCGCATCGGCGCCCGAGATTCTGATGTCGTTGAGCAGGCCGACGTCAGAAACGGCATCATTGCCCGAGAAGCAGCTCTTGCCAGAATCAACAATCGGTTGAGCGACTTTGAGACTGAAAGCGTCATCAGCGGTCGTGATACGGACGACGATTTCCCAGCGGCCCGTGCCCGAAACGCTTTGGATGATCTGGTTATGGAGGCTGTCGGCGCCGATCGTGAAGCCGCTTTGGATGAGCGCCTTGAAAAGTTGATGGATTCCGAGCAGGGCCGTGAAATTGTTCGTGAAGCAATGCGTGAACGGCTGGACAAACTGCAACAGCATTTTGAACGTCCTGATGAGAACCCAGACACGCTGGTTGAGACGGACGAGTTTTTGGACACGATGGCTCGTGCCGCCAAGCGTCGTGGTGAAGGCGATCTGGATCAGTTGTTCTACAACACCCTCACGGAAATGTTCGGCAACACCGCTGCGGGAGAAAACCTTTACCCCGGTGACGATGGGGATGGCCGAATCACGCCAACGGGTCGCTTGCGTGTGTTGAACCAGTACGCCCGTGCGCGTAAAGACATTCGTGATCGTCTAGATCGTGGCAATCAACTGCCCGGTCACATTTTTGCTTTGGCCGATATTGAGAATCAGCGTTTCGGCGATCGTGACCCCGATCCGATCGCCGAAGTTGTTCAGCGACAGCTTGTTTCTGCCTTGTTGAAGAACACAATTCCGAGGCTTGTTGCGGATGATCGTGGTATCGGTGAAGGAACTGTTCGCCGAATGATTGACCTTGAACGCAACGGGGGTCTTGAAAGAAATCTAAACCAAATGTTGGACAATCTTCAGCAGGTTGAACGTTTCGACGTTGATCAAAACTTTGCGAACGTGATTGTTGCGATGCTGCAAGAGGCGCGTGATGCGAGACGTCGTGGGGACAGCGATGTCGCCAACGAACTCACAGAGGAACTTGATCGATTCGGTGCTGCGTTGGGTGCTCGGCTGCGAGAGCAGAACGGTACCGAGTTCCCGCCTGATCTTCGTGCAGACGATTTTGCTGGAATGGGTGGCGTCCTTGATAGGGCTGATAATTATCGTGGCTTCGGTGTGGACATGCCGGGCAGTCCGCGTGAAATGGGCGACGATGCGCTTCAAGAGCAGTTTGAGTTCCTTGAGCGTCTACATAACCCAGAACTGCTACGCCAGTATGTAGGCGAGCGAGGTTTTGAAAGCCCGCTTGAGCAGGCGCTTGTTTTCCAGCGGATCAATCAGCTTCACGGTCGTGGCCGTGTCCAAGAAAACCGACGTATTGAACTTGCCGAGGAAATGAATCGCCGTGGCTTGAAGGCGTTTGATGCTGATCGTGCCGCTAACCGAGTTCAGCGTCAACGCATGGAGGCCGCTCAAGGTATCAATGATCCTCTTGACGGCAGTCCGGCTCGCCGCATGGAGAAGATGGTTGACGAAGCATTTGATCGTCGTCGTGATCAGCTTCAGCGAATTGATGGTTTTGATCCTGCGAACCCGCCGTGGGAAAACCTTTCCGACGACGACTTGTTGATTGACCCCGACAATCTTCGGGCGATCTTGGATGGCAGTGATCCAACACTTGGAGGCATAGAGCGCAACCGAGACAAGATTGACGCTGCGTTCGCCAAAATGTTTGTCATTGAGTACACGGCCCCCGACGGCACCAAGATGCGGACTACGCGAGCCACCGACGACTTGGACAACGGTGTCCGCCGTTGGAGAGACACTTCGTTTGATCCGAATAACGGTGGCGACTGGTTCCACACCCAATACAACGGTCAAGTCGTCGTTGGACTAAACATTGAGGCTCAAAACTCCCAGGGTGAATGGGTTCCTGTCGGATACTCCATCCGGAGTTTCTTCGGTGACGCCGTTGGGGACGATGACTACGCCCCGCGTGGCATTGAGTCCAAATATCTCGTCATTGACAGGGTTGATATTGAGAGCAAGAAGCGCTTAAGCAATGCCGGCGGTTATTACATTGACGATCGTGGCAGTTTCCGAAATGTCACTGCTGATCTGCACTATGCCGAAACGCGCGACATTGGCGGACCAGAAGCGCTTGAAGAACTTGAGCGCAGAGGACTACTGACGAAAGCAAATCAAGGTAAAACTTTTGAACTTGAAGACGGCACTCGTGTCGTCCTTACAGGAACCCCGAGAGCAAACAGTACTGACAACGACTGGGCCTTGTATCAAGCAGCGGATCCAGACGCCAAAGTACCTAGAGACAATGGTTTTGGAACGGCGTTCAACTACCACTGGTTCAACTACGCCAACGCCCTCGGCTACAACAAGATCACAGTTTCCGCAGGTCTAGAAGACGGCGGCTATGTGTGGGGCCGATTCGGATACAGACCTGCAACTTCTGGTGAGATTCGTAGCATGCGTGACGCCGGTGTTCGCGAGATTATGAACTTTGACGCAGGCAGAAACAGCATCATTAAAAACGCCGAGCAACGTGAACTCCTGCAAACCGTTCTTGACCAAATGGAAGCCGCTAACTTCAACGTCAAGACGTCGCCCGCTCACCTTGAGATGATTTTGGCTCTGGAGAACGGTGACTCGTCAAAGGGGCGTCGTCAAGAAGTGCGTGACTTCATGAGGCCGTTCAACATCCTCAACGGCCAGATTGATTTCAGCGATCCGCGCCGAGGGTTCATCCATACCAAACCCACCAATAAGCGCGATCGAATGGATACCCGTTTTGGTAATCCTGCTCAACGTGATCCGGTTATGGGCCGAATCACTGAAGACGCAACTTCAACTTCAGGTTTGGCTCAGCCTCGTCAGATTACGAACCCGAAGATTCAGACCACTGACGCTGCGGTTGCCCATGTCCGCAACGGTGGCTCGCTCGACGAAGTTCCAAACGAGTTCTGGCATGACGCAATCCGTCAGAACGCCTCGGATCGAGAGAATGATCCAAGCACGATGTTCTTCATCCAAGTGCAAGACTGGGATCAGACCGGCAACATGTCGTCCACGTTCATCTATCGGCGTCGCAAAGCCGACGGAACGCCTGGAGATCAAGGCTATGTGATGAAGGAATCTTTGGGCAACGCTGCTCTGGATGGCGGCTGGGACGAGCCTGCCGCTGACGTCATCGGTTATAACGTGGCGCACGCTCTTGGTCTCATGCCGGAAGGCGCCGGCTGGGACGGTGCTGGCGACACTACCGGTCAGCCCCTTGCTGTGATCCCGTTCGCTGGCGGTTTGTTTGCTGATGGAGTGACGGACGTCAATGGCTACGGCGGAACGTTCGGTATAGATCCAATTGATGGCACGTCACGGTTGCAGAACTACAGCCCTGAGTTGTTGGATCGTCAGCCCAAGCGTGCCCTGCCGCAGAGATTCGGCCATTTCCTGCACAACTATCTCCTCGGTGGGTTTGACAAGCACAACTTGAACGGCATGGCGATGGTGGGCGACGACGGCAATACAGTGATTGCACCAATTGATCATGGTCGCATGGCCCTTGATGGCTTGATGGATGGTATGGATCCGGCTCGGCAACAGCTGTTGCGCCAACAGTTCAATATGATGGTTCCTGGAGCCTCGGAACTGTATGAGGCTTTGCTACCCGACGCTGACATGCGCCGGTACGGTGACAATGCTTTCTGGCTTGATATGAACATGATGGACAAGATTCAGGACTATTACCAAAGCATCCCTGCTGTTGATCAGCGTGAGTTCCGTGAAGAAATGATCGCCATTTATGACGACTTGATGGAACGCGCCGAGCGGATCGCCGCCGAAGGCGATCAAGCATTCATTGCTCAGATTCAACAGCTTCGTGATGCTGGGGGTCTGCCGCCTGCGGGATTCGCTTCTTGGGATGAGTATGTTGAGCGTGTGAAGCAATATCACAATCACTTGTCCCAGAAGGTGGCGCAGGCTGATGCGAACCGTCAGATTCTGCTTGATGCGCTGGGAGGTTCGTGATGTTTTACGCAGTTGCTCGTGATCCCAAGAAGAAACCGATTTGCGCTATCCGGTTTGATCGGAAAAACAATCAGATGCTTTTGATTGGCGCAAAGACGTGGCTGGACACGTTGGAGCAGTTGTTCAGGACTGCGCCATCTATCGGGTGGATCATCGGTCAGGACGGCGACAAGCCGTTGCAACAGGGTCTTGGTGCCATCCCGCAAATGCGTTACTTCGCAGAAGGCGAAGGAGAAGACGACTTCAATCAAGCGATGTCTGAGATGGGTGGCGCCGAAGTGCGTTCGTTTGAGCCGAGGAAGGCCGAAATGCTTGGTGATTCCGATGGCAAGTAAGAAACCCGAACCCCCGAAGTCTCCAGTGGCTGTTGAGCAGGACGACGCCGTACTCACTGACGCACAGCGTGCGCAAATCACCCAGTTGTTCATGAAGCGTGTCCGTGACCCCAAGATGCGTCGCATGATTGTCCGCTACTCCACGTTCCTTGCGGAGAGCCGTGATAACGACACGTTCTATTCGTCTTTGTACACATTCTCGTTGTCAGAGAACTTTGACAAGCTGCGTCAGTCGTACGAGGATTTCGCTGTTGACGCCATTGATCTCAGCGAGTTTGACGAGGATGCGGCGGAAGGCGTGAAGAAACTTGTTGATGAGTCAATGACTGCTCGTCCGAAGAAGAAGCCCACTCGCAAGAAGAAGAAGTAATGGCTGCCGACGACGAGGACCGCAAGCGGATCGTCGCTCGGATGGCTCGTTTTTTGGGCTGCCGTGGAACACATCGATCCGAAGACGGCGAGTTGATGCCGTGTTCCAGTAACGAGGAACTCGTCCGCATTTCTCGTCGTGCGGAGCCGAAGAAAAAGGATTACATCACCGAGGATGAAAAACCGAAAAGGAAACGCAAAGGAAAGCGTCGCCGCGACCATTGGGAGGAACTTGGCGCTCGTGGCCCAGTTGGAATCGACTCGCTTCCGGCCGGAGGGTTGGTTTCCGCAGCGGTAGGAGCAAAGCAGGCGTTCGTGTTCGGGCGGGCGAAGCCACGTCTCGGCGACCCAGACGTTTTTACGAATCCTCATTCGGCTCGCCTGCGGGCAAGACAACTCGGATGTATCGGAATTGCTCGTCGCAACACACCCGAAGGCGATGTTGTTTGGACGCCATGCACGAACGTTTCTGATTACCGTCGTCGGCTGGGCATCGGCCCTCAGGCAACTCGGGATCGCCGCCGTCAAGAGGACGCTATGTTGCGTCGTTTGCGACGACGCACTCGAGGTAAAGCGGCTATTCCAGTTGATGGTGATGGCGATGGGTTTGTCAACGATGGGAAACCCAATCAAATGCCGGCGCCTGGAATTAACTTGACGTCTGGTGCCGCAGATCTGCTTCGGCGTCAAGTTCGCTCAGCACGGGATCGTATCAACGAGATCCAGAGACGTATCGCTAAAGATTCGGACAAAAAAAAACCGAAAGTTACGCCATCACGTTCTTCTAATTCTCTTCCGGATACGTCGGCTGGTGGTCTTGCCGGAATCGCTGAACGACTCAGAGACCCAGATGGCGGGTTCACTATCAACCTGAACCAGATGAGCGATGTTCGCTCAGGTTGGGCTATTGCCCGTAACGGTAACGGTGTCACGTTTGACGCTTCTGACATTTTTGATGACGACGGCAACGTTCGTGATGGAGCTGACGACAAGATTTTGGCGTTCATTGCGCTACACGCAGACGAGATGTTAGAGCCTCCTACCGAGGAAGGTCATCGCGTGGCGTTCGGTGCGTGGCACAACCCAGAGGACGGCAAGATTTACTTAGACGTTACCGATGTGTACGACAAGAAGTCAATGACAAAAGAAGATGCGGTTCTCAAAGGTAAAGAGAACGATCAGATTTCTATTGCCGATCTTGATTTGATTCGTAAGGGTGTGGAGACCGGCGAGTGGGACGACGACGCCTTCGTGGATTCCGGCGGAACCGGCCAAAGCCAACTGGACAACGATCGCTACAACGCCATCCTGGCTGCTTTACGACAGAATCCTGATGAGCGAGATGGAAAGAGGCAGGCGCCGTCCGCTCAAGAACGGGTCGTTGAAAGTGATGATGGTGTGCCAATGATGTTCGGCGAACCTCAACGAGATCTTGCCGCCAAACACGGTGTTGAAAAAGACTGGGCCGAGGTGCGAGCCGTGGATCCTGAACGTCGCAAAGAAATTTCTGACTTCTACGCCAACGCTCCAGATCCGACTGCCGAAGAAATTTCCGAGGAAGTACGTGAAGCGTACGAAGCGCTGACTCTTGAGGTTGAGCAACAGTTTGAGATGTTGACCAAGGAACTTGGCGTCAGCGTGGAGTTCGTTGATGATGATCCTTACGAGAATTACTTTGAGATGCTCCGAGACTTTCAGCAGAACCGTCGTTTGAAGATCATGAAGACCGAGACGACCGGATCTCATCCGTTCTTCACTGACGAGCAGAACGACAAGTTCCGAGCCGTCCACGATGCGTTCGGCCATCTGGCGACCGGCCGAGGATTTGATCGACATGGTGAGGAGGCCGCCTATCAGGCTCACCGTTCAATGTTTTCCGAGACCGCTGGGAAAGCGGCGGCGACTGAGCTCCGTGGACAAAACTCGTATCTGATTCAGAACGGCGAGTTCGGCCCGCAGAAACTGTTGATCATGCCGAGTGATCTCCGCAAGCGGTTGTATCTGCTTCTGGGCATGAAGGTCGGGAATGTTGACAGGATGAGGGATGCGCAGGTAGCATCTGATGCTGATAACGCGTTTGACAAAACTGGAAGTCACCATGTTTCGTGCGGACGCATAAAGAGAGGAGCGTAATTACTATGTTTCGAAAAAAGACGGCTATCGGCACTCACACGACCCTTCCGAAGAATTGGAAGGAGATGAGTGTTGACGAGCAGCGTGCATGGGTGAACAGCCTTTTGCGTGGCATGTCACCGAATCCCGAGGTTCGTGCAACGGCCGGTCGGACTGCGACACCGAAGAAGAAGTCCGCTTCGGATGAGGTAGAGACCAAGGCTGAGCGTACGGATGCTTCAACTCCAGCAAAGCCATCTGAGCGAATTAGTGGTTCTAGCAAGAACCCAAAACGTTCAGCTTCATCACGTACCTCTGGAGCAAAAATTGAGGTAAACGAAGCGACTTTGGCCACGTTGAAAAACAAGGTGAAAGAGCACAACGCAAAGATGGAGGAGCAGGGTAAGCCTGCTCATACTCGTGCTTCGCTGGGTGCGTTGAAAGCGGTGTATCGGCGTGGCGCTGGTGCGTTTTCCACGTCGCATCGACCGGGTAAAACCCGAGGTCAGTGGGCATTTGCGCGGGTGAACGCCTTCCTTCATTTGTTGAGCACTGGTTCTCCGAAGAACCCAAAGTATGTGACTGATAATGACCTTCTTCCAAAGGGCCACCCGAAAAAGCGTGGTTCAAAGTCACTCATTCAGAAAGCCATTGAACGCGACTTCTGATACTAAATACACTGACTTCCCCTAGGGCAAGTCAACATTCTGTTATCTTTTACTCTTAGACAGAGTCGGCTGGGTGCTTACCTGAGCCTTTATGTCGTAAGAAACATCCACCCTCTCTACAGGAGTAGAAGATCAATGGCAGACGAATCTCGTCTCAGCGAACTTCAGGGCGCTCTGCGCAAGAAGATGGCTGACAACAAGGAGATTGCCGACTCGTTCAAGTACGAAGATGGCGTTCTCGAGGTCTCGAGCGAGCAGAAGGCCGCTTTTGACCGCAACATGCAGGACATCAAGGAGATCAAGAGCCTCATTGAGGGTCTTGAGGGCATGAACGACGTTCAGGCTTGGGCTGACCGCCCGGCCGGCGAGAGCGTCGGTCAGAAGGCTGACGCTCAGGCGTTCGCCGCCGAGGTTGCTGACGCCGTCCGTAAGGGCGCTTCGGCCAAGTCGCTCGGTGAGCTCTTCATCGAGTCCGACGAGTTCAAGGCTCTCCAGGGCGGACACAACGGCGCCAACATGCCGTCGCCGTGGCAGCTCAAGACCTCCGACTTCACGGGCTACAACCAGAAGGACGTCTACTCGGCGCTCCCGAGCGGCACCCCCGGATCGTTTGGAACCATCCAGCGTGATCCGATCGTGGATCAGCCGACTCGGACCCGTCGCGTGCGCGACCTCTTCCCGGCCCGCACCACCACCGCTGCGGTCATTGAGTACTTCCGCATGCTCGGCTTCACCACCCCCGGCTCGACGGCGACCAACGCCGCCTCGTCGGTTGCGGAGCGGAGCGGTTCTGCGTTTGGCCTCAAGCCGCAGTCCTCGATGCAGTTCATCGGTGAGCAGGCTCCGGTTCGGACCCTCGCCCACTGGGAGGCTGCCCACCGCAACGTCCTCGCTGACGAGCCGCAGCTCCGGTCGATCATCGACAACGAGCTGATGTACGGCCTCCGTCTTGAGGAGGACGACCAGATCCTGAATGGTGACGGCACGGGTGAGAACCTGACCGGCATCCTTCAGACTTCGGATGTTCAGACCTACGCTTGGTCGGACGGCAACTACGATGCGTCGAACGCGGCGCTGACCGACAAGAAGGTTGACGCGATTCGTCGCGCGGCCACCCTGTCGTTCCTCGCGTACTACGAGCCGACTGGTGTCGTCATGCATCCGAATGACTGGGAGGAGATCGAGCTCTCCAAGGATGCGAACGGTCAGTACCTCGTGGCGGTTTCGGTCGCCATGGGCGGCGAGCCGCGCATCTGGCGGATCCCGGTCATCGAGACCCCGGCCATCGCTGAGGGTACGGCCCTCGTTGGTGCCTTCGGCACCGGCGCTCAGCTGTACGACCGCGAGCAGGCCAGCATCCGTATCTCGGAGCAGCACAGCGACTTCTTCGTTCGCAACGCGATCGTCGTCCTCGCTGAGCAGCGCCTCGCCCTTGCGGTGAAGCGTCCGGAGGCGTTCGTGAAGGTTTCCTTCGACGCCGCCCCCAGCTCCTGATCATCTGATCAGACATACGGTATAGACATCCCCTCGGCCTTCGGGCTTAGGGTTCAGCCCCTCGGCCTTCGGGCCGAGGGGCTTTGTCTTTTACTACACCAAGTAGAGTCTTTAGTCCTTTTGTGATTTGGTAATATGTAATAGCGTGGAGGTGGGTTGTGTCCCTAAAACGGTTACGTCGCAAGGGCTGGAACATCTTCGCTCCCGTCGCAATCTTGGCTGTCGTCAGCTCTGGGGGTACGGCTAACGCTGCGTCGTACACCGTTTCAGAAGAGTCGGAGTGGGAGTTCACCGTGAGTGCCACGGAAACCGTCTACATCTACGGCAACTCTAACCGTGACTGCAATCAGCCGGGCGCCGACCCGTACCTGTGGTTATACAACTCGTCAGGGACGCTCGTAACCCAGAACGATGACGGGAACCACGGCTCAGGGCAATGCGTATCATCTAAAATAGTTGCAACGCTTCAGCCGGACACCTACACGATTCGTGCTGGGTACTGCTGTAGTCAGCGAACACTGGGAACCAATCCGAGTGGATACGACTACGAGTTGGTTATTCAGGACTACGAACTGACTGGCTCCGGCACCACGACGACAACAACGACGGCCCCAACAACGACAACGACGACAACAACGACTACAACAACAACGATCCCGCAAACCGTTGGAGATCCAACAAACCTGTCACTTTCCGTCGATTACACCAGCGGAACCGTTGCCGTCAACTGGGATGCCCCAACGGGTGGCACTCTCAGCCCAGAGCGGTACGCCATCGGCTTCGGTCTCAACGACGAAGGCAACGCCAGCCCATATGCCGTAGCCACAGGGAACGTCGGGGACGAGAACGC